TCCGGCGAGACGCGAGCGGTAACGCTGTAGATACGCCGCTATCCTTGAACTGGACCACCGGACTCACGACGATCGGAACCGGGCTCACGGTCTCGTCGGGGCTGACTACGCTGGCTGCGGGGCTCACGGTCTCGACCGGCACCACGACGTTGGGCGGCGCGCTGCTGTCCCTCGGCCCCGCAGACGCGACGGCCGTCACTGCGAGCCGTCTCGCATCGAGCACGACAGCGGGCGGAGCGCTATCCGTTGCTGCGGGCGGGTCTACATTTTCAGGCGGAGCAGGAGGGACGCTTACACTAGGCGGTGGCATCCCGACAGCAGGTAACGGCGGCGGCGTCACGATCGCCCCGCAGTCTGGCGTAGGCACAAACCGTAGCGGTGGCGCGCTCACGATCTCGGGCGCGAACGCGACCGGATCCGGTACGGCGGGGGCGATTGCGGGTACGGCCGGCACGGGCGGTACCTCATCGACAGGCGGGGCGATTACCTGGACGGCAGGCGCGGGTGGTGCCTCGTCGGGTACCGGCGGCGCCGCTTCTTTCGTTGGTGGCGCCAGCCAGGAGACGGGTGGTGGAATTAACTTTACGCCAGGCTCTGGCGGAGGAGCTGGGCGTGCAGGAGAGGTCGTGGTCAACACTGCGTCCGGCGGTACAGGCAGGGTCGGAGCATTTGTTATCGCGTCCCCAATCCGGCACAACCTCGTGGTCTCCGTGTCGATGACCGGGACGCAGAACGATTGGTCTCCTACCGGCTGGCCAAATTGCAATATTTTACGCGTTACTGCGTCGTCTACCCCGATCCTAACTGGCCTGTCCGCGGCGCTTCTCAACATCGGAACGATCTTCACCATGGTCAACTTAGGCACAGTGAACCTTGTGATCAACCATGAAGCAGCAGGATCTACGGCAGCTAACCGATTCAGTTGCCCGCGCGCGGTCGCCTTCAACTTACCAGCGAACTCTGCTGTGAGAATATATTATGACGGTACGTCTAGCCGTTGGCGGATCTTTGGAGTGTAATGAGCGGAACACCTACAACGGCATTGGCATATGAATTAAACTTCCATATAATCGAATGTTCGTTGTTGTTATATATTTTATATTATAAAGATATTATGGATAATAAACTATGACATGGGGATCCGAATGGGGAATATTATGGGGAGAAGGTATTGCTGCAGGGGCTGGCGACACGCCAGTCACTTCTGGTTCCTGGACATATGAAGCTTTTTATAGATTCCCACCTGGGAGAAACCTAACAAACTCCGTTCAAAGTTTGGCAAGAATAAGTGTTTCTGGATCAGCTTCTGGTTCTTCTCCTCTTGCTGGAATTGTTCCTGCCATTAATTGCGTGGCCATATCCGGTTCTAATTCCATTGTTTTATATAGTTCTCCTTCATATGGGACAAGTTCAGTAAATATTTTTACATTACAATTGACCGGAGTCAATGTATTTGACGGAAATCAATGGAATATTTCATTTGGAAGATTTAGGTCAGATGATCCAACAGATTATTTGCCCGAGGGTGTTTCTAAATCCAATACAAGTTCATCATATTTCTTAAGGGCCGCAAGAGCACAAAGAGATAAAATTATTGAAAAATTTGTTACTTCTTCTTTCTATCAAGAAACAGATATAGCTGGGGCTAGAAATATGTGGTCAGCTACATTTAGTGGTTCCGTTACAAGTGGCGGACCAATTTTGACCATTGGAAGTCAAAGTTTGGCTGAAAGCAGCAACTATGGATTAATGTCGGGATCTTTTAGTGATATTGTAAGAACGACAGAATTTGATGGGAAAATTGGCCATATGAGATTGTGGTCAAAGGGCTTATTGGAACGAGAGTGGGAAGAACATGTAAGAAATTTTAAGTCTTTAGGTGTTACAAATCCACTGACTCATTTCAACTTTGTGAATGAATTAGATAATTCATGGGGAAGATTGAGAATGGATGCTTCAACGGATCAATATGTGACTCAGTCAAATAGTGATGGTGAAATTAGTATCTTTGATTTTGCTCAAAGTCAATTACATATGAGCGGCACAGGATTTGAAACAAGTACAAGAATAATCACTCCTGAAACATTTTATTATTCTTATATTTCCCCAAAATTTGATGAAGCAAGTACGATCAATAAGGTAAGAGCTAGAGGATATAAATCAAGAGATTTGGCTTTAATTAACAATGCAAAGTTTGGCATTGCACATCAAATTGAACCAAATGAGGCTCCGCATGACGATGCGAGATTTACAATTGATTTCAGCATAATTGATGCATTAGATCAAGATATTATTAATCTTTTTGCCACATTTGAAGGATTGGAAAATTGGATTGGAGATCCTGAACTAATGTATGCCCCAGATTATCCTCAATTAGAAAATTTAAGGGAGATTTATTTTAATAGATTAGATGATAAAATCAATTTGAAATCATTTTTTGAATTCTTTAAATGGTTTGATAGAAATATTGGACATTTTATATCAGCATTATTACCAAGGAAGACTAGATTTAGAGGAGTTAATTTTGTTGTAGAATCTCATATGCTTGAAAGACCCAAGTTTGAAAATTTTAACAATGATCAATATTTAGATTTAGCCACAGAAAGAAGTTCATTGAAAGGAGCAATATTGCTTCAACAAATTGTAGGAGAAATAAAGAAATTTTAAAATGCCACATCCACCGTATATAGAAGCAGAGAGTGTAGATTTACAACCAGAACCAACTGGTAATGGAATTGATATGTCTTCATTCGAAAAATATGCTCAAGGAGTTAGCATTACTAATCCAATTAAAAAAGGAACTTCTTTAATTCCCAGCCTAACAACAGGGACTCCAGGTTCAGTATTGGAGATGTACAATATTGTTCCAACTGAAAGATTTGATTCACAAAAACCTTTTGAAGATAGATTACAATTTAATGCTGTTTCATATATTGAGAATAATAGTCCAGAGGTTTATATTGGAGATTACCTTCCAATTGATGGTGCAATTGAACCATTAACAATTCGTGACGAAGCATCATTTGATTCAATTGAATTTCCAATAAGTCACAAAATTAGAGGTGCTCTTATGGATGGTAATACCGATTTTTTTGGAACAACAGATCAGAAATTATCGCATTATAGATTTGAAGACGTACAAGAAACTGATTTTTATATAGATAGCGATAAAAGTGAATTGCTTATCTCCGATATGGAAGAGAAGACATTTCCATTTGATGATACAGACTTTGGCAGTTCATTTTTAACTAATGATGCGGGCATAAATTCTGTTTTGTTGGAAAACAATGATGGAAGAAGAATACAAAATAATGCTCTTTTAGAGTCTGAAAAATCTGCAACATCTGGGTTTGTTTATTCGAATAAAGAAGGAACTGATTCTATTGCTTTTGGAGGGTTGCAATATGAGTAGTCGTATATTTCAACTTCCTCGTCAAATATTAAAAAAACAAGACGAAGACAATGGTCAATATTCTGTTGTTTCTAGAAATGTTTCGGACGGAAGAAAAGGAAAAGAAAATGTTGTTCCGTTTTTTGATAATAAAACAATATTTTTTATTCAAGAAGTTCCAAGTGGTTCTTTTGTTGAAAATCAAGACGTATCGAATTATCCTAGAAAAGTTGTTGATAGAAGTTTCGGTGACAATTCTGGACAATTTCCTTTTGCTGACATTGCTAGTTTTTGGTCATTTCAGGAGAGGTTTTTTAGGAGACCAGTTTTACGAATAATTTCTGAGCCAGCACTTGGTTCAGCATTGCATGCTATAGGGGAAGTAAATAAAACGGGCGCAAGTAAGACTGAATTATTCTTTCAAACAAACAATAATAGAAAATCACTTCCCATACAGGTGCAAAGAGATCAGTCAATTAGTTCTTCATTTATATTTAATGCTGGCACCGACTCTGATGTATTTTCAGTTGGTAAGCTTTGTTATGCACTCACAAATTCGGTCGGTTTAGATGCTTTATCATTTGGAGATAGTTTAGAAGATTCTCCATTTTCTATTTCTGTATGGTGTAAACTGGGTGAAATAAATGATGATCTTTCAATTATATGTGCTAAATCTGATTCACAAGGGTTTGAATGGAGATTGTTTTATGATCATGCGAATGAACGTTTAGAATTTGGACTAAATGATGATTCGGCAGCAAGAACTCTCCGTGTTCGTTCTCATTATAGTGCTTCAAAAATTGGAGTACAAGGAGTTTGGAATCATATCGTCGCAACTTACGATGCGACCGAAAGCGCTGCTGGAATATTTTTATATATAAATGGCAATGAACTATCAACAGATCGTGTAGCTGCGGCTGGATATATAGCCATGGAGAATAGTGGTTCTGGGTTTTACGTAGGCGGAAATGGACATTCTGGTTCAAATTTTGATCAGTTCAATGGAGAAATATTAGATTTAGTTGTTCTTAATAGAGAAATAAATCATCAAGAAATAAATGATATTTATGCTGGTCAGACAGGAGTAAGCATGCCATCAGGGTTGCCGGCATATTCGCAATATCTTAATTCTGTTGAACTAATGTCAGATATTGTTATTAGTAAAAATGTAGTGCCGGGAGTTTTTGACCAATATGTTCCAAACACTGATGAACTTCCTTCTTTGCCGGCTTTTAAAGATCACTTAAGAATTGAAGATTCTTCTAAATTTATTAATCTATCTGGTACATCACCAGAGGATTGGGGAAAATTTGGTTTTAATCAATCACTAAGATCAAAATCGCAAATTATCATAGAGTTAGGAACGAATGTAACACTTGTAGGAGGTCAACAAGATCCAGTAGCTTTTTCGTTTAACTTTGAAACATCCAGATTGGCTTATTTTGATGCAAGATCAGAAGTGAGGGGTTTTAGTAATATTGGATCTGCATTAATTCCTTCAAGTACAACAAACGTATCTCATGGATGGGATTCAATATTGATGCATCCATTTGGTTTCCCTCAACAAAGTGGTTCCATTAATGGTTCAGGTTCAGTTAATGGAATTTACAATCCCCATTTACAGGCCAGTGTTTTTGGATCAAATGAAAATAATAAACCAACATCTAAGACCATAGGTAGTGCTTTATCTTTTATCCAAAGTCAAAGTTGTTTACTAGATAACGAATTTATTGCATCTGATAATCAAAAAATTAAAATGTCAAATTACATATCTGAACCTTTTTTATTGGAAAAAGTGATTTTGAAAATTCCAGTCGCTATTAGTGCTAGTTGGTTTGATTTGAGAACGGTAGCTAATGCAAGTGGATTTCTAAGTAATACACGAACCGATTCTGGCGGTCCAGGAATGTTTTTTGGTCTAATGAGACAAGAAGATACTAAAACTGTTGGACTTTATCAGTCTGGGACCAGTCAAAGATATCTTATATGCTCAGGAACAGTAATACCAGAAGGGGACGACACCACCTTTATCAACCCCGGATTTGATAGTTCTGCTACGCTTGTAGGACTATCAACAGTTGGAGGATTTACAACTTATGCAACACCATCTGTTATAATTCCCGCCCCGATAGGAGGCGAACAATATATTACATCTACTCTTGAAATTGTAATGGAACCTGCTGTAACTAATGGACTTCTATGTATGGATTTTGCAAATACAACAAATGAAGTTTTTAGAAGAGCAGGTATAAAAGCAGTTTCTCCATTTGGAAGAAATGGAAATGGAGAATTAGGAGATAGAGATCTTTATGTAAAAGGATTACAAATTGCCGGGGACGATAAAAAAGTATTGCCTTATGACAATTCCGTATATACGGCGGACGTAGATCATTACACATTTTTTAAAAATAATGTGTCTCCTTACGTATTGAATCCAGATGATAATTTAATTCTCTTTGCAACGTCTCACAGACGTTGCAAAGAGAATTTAGAAATAGTTGATTTACTAACTGGTTCAACAACAGATTTTAATTTATTGCCAAGAGCTTTTAATAATGAAACCAATTCTTTTGAAAGTGTCGGCCCCATTATTATAAAAATGTATGGAACATTTGTGTCAAATAATGAGTCTAATGACAATAATACATTGAATCAATATTTAACAACACTGGGTGTTCATGAACCAATTGGTGCAGGACCAATTCTTGATCAATTTATGACTGAACGTAATTTAGCATATACAGGTTCATATATTGATGAACACTTCAGTGGAAGTATGTTTGTTACTACTTCGCTAGGGGATGTTGGTCTCGTAAGAAGAAGAGTTGGAACTGCTAATAATGGTCTTAATTTTGGCGTTACAGGCTCATTATTAAGAGGAGTAAAACTTATATCAGAAGAAAGATATTATGATTCTTTAATTCCGTCAATTGCAGATGTATCTATAATAAATGGTGCTTCTGTAAGAACAGTTATACCGGGCAGCCATCCCATTAAGTTGATAGTTTTAGGAGGTTATGCAGATGGAATTTTCAACCCGGGACTGAGAGACACGTTTTGGCTAAATTCTTTCCCGTTTGAGCCGAGATATTCAGGCATTAATAGAATAGAATCACCTTTTAGTGTTAATCTAGCCGATTTAGGTTTCTCTAGTAATGTGATTTCAATTGCTATGCAAAAAGGATATGATCCAGCAGCTACCGATCCACCTCAAGGAATTGTTGATATGGCAGCATATAACAAAAACGATAAAGAAGGTATAGAAGTTATATTGCGTTCATATTATGGAATTGGAGATAGAACAATCATTGATAACAATACAGGTTCTCAACAAGTTTTTACTTACGTTGGTGCTCCACGCTTTAGGGGAACTGAAACAGATTTGGGAGGATCTACAAATATTTATGAAAGACAAGATGTTGGCATTAGAGGATGGAAATATGGTTTAATAAATGGATTTGATTATAATTCAAGTGCAGTTTTTAGACATGATAGATATGGACAATTTAGGGACATGTTAGAACAAAGACATGATACAAAATTTCATACTAATGGCGATGGTCAATCATTGGTGTCTGGAAAAACTTTGTCATCTCCAATTAGTATAAAATTCTCTAAACAAGATCCGGCTGATACATTTTCAAGCAATCTTAGCTTTGAAGCCACATCATCTTTACCATATTTTGATGGAGAAGCCAGGAATAGACCAGATTTACCATCTTTGATTAGTGTATAATTTCCTAAAACAAGAATAAGACATATTTATAATAAATGGGAATACTCAACAACAAAGAAAGAATATTGGATACAATTATCACGCTTGAAGGTAGAAAGCAAATTGTAGGTGGAAACTTACAAATTAAGTTTGCTGCATTTAGTGATAGATATACTTTTTATCGTGGAGATATCCTAAGTGGAAGTGATGATGCCAGCAAAAGATTGTTTTTTGAGGCTGCTTCTTTACCTTCTGATCAGATAACATTTGAAGCCGATGATTCCGGCAGATTAATCCAAAATAATCCGGCAGGAAGTGTAAAAGTAAAGCTAGGAAAACTAACAAAAGACAGTTCCTATGTAACAGATTCTTCCATTTACGCATCAACAGCTAATGGGCTATTATCTTCATCGGTTGATCATTTTAATAATCTAAGATTGATAGGATCTAATGATTTTTTCAGAGATGATAAAAACTTTGTTATTTCAGATAACGAAATTGATTTTTCTTTTACGGACGAATATCCAATAAGTGAACAAGAAATACAGTCTATTTCCATCGATAAGGTTGATAGTTTTTTTCAAGATAAGAGATTGTCTCACATACCAAATTTCAAATTTTTGCCGCCCAAAAACAAACAAAATATTTCTGGAGTTGGAGGAAAAAATTTGGGTCAATATATGCGACTGGGCCAAAAAGACCTATTAAGTCTTGATGAATTAAAGAAAGATTTAAAACGTAAAGAATTTCATAATATAGAATTTTCAGAGACATCAAGACTCAATAATATTTTTGCACAATTTTTCGAAATTACTCCAAATGAAATTAAAAAATTGGATGTTATTGATTTCGGTTCATTCCCGTCAGAAGATGGAGATGAACACATATTTTTTGTTGGAAAAATATATATAGACTCTTTAAATAGAAGCACTTTTATTAATCTTTTTACATTGGTATTTTCATAATGAAGTTTATAAAAATAAAAAGTTCTAAAAAACTTCTAACAACAGAAACAGCAGATTATGCTGCATTAACTAAATTCAATGAAGGAAAATCATTTTATGACTTTACCTATACTATTGATGCAGTTGGTGCAATAAAACAAGGTGCATTGAATGTTAAAATTAAAATAGAGATTGTTAATAAGGCTAAATCTCCATCTATTTTTACAAAAAATCCTGTCACTGGAAAAGTTATTAATTCTTTATTAATAAAAAATATACAACAAATGAGTTCTTTCATTAAGGCAACAAAAAATAGCAACATAAAAGCTGCTATAGCTATTGCGCCTAGTGATTTTACTATTGCTATAAATAATGAAGATCCAACTGCCCCAATCCAAGGTCAATTTTATGCCATAGCGACCACCAACACATTGAAGCAAACAGGGCAGGTGGAACCAATTGCACAGCAAACAACTTATGTTGCTGCTGAGACTAATGATATTGAAGAGTCTTTTCAAGCATTGGCAGCCGAATCAATTCTTATAGATAAGATTGATCCAAGTAATCTTGTTAAGTCTTTTACGATACCTACAACAAATTCTTTTGCAGGAACGCTTGCTCCTGCACAAACAGCTTTTGCTCTGACTGCAAAACTAGGAAAGATTACACAAAAAACACTTAAGGTAAGTAATCCATGTAATACCAATGAAATAAACCCAGAAATTGTTGTGCCAATCTTTAAAAAAAGATTATCTAATTTCGTTACAATTACAAAAGAAATGATATTTGAACAAGGAGTATTAGACAATCAAGGAGAATTTAATGTTGTATTTGAATTAATTGGTAAAGATGGTTCTTCTATTGAAAAAATTCAAAAAAAAGTAGAACATGGACAAAACGTTAAAATAATCCAGACGCCAATAGAGCCTCCTAGAGTTTATTCGACAACGTTATTGGCTAAAAACTTATTGGAAATTACACAAAAAGATTTGAATGCAACTTCTGTTAAAATTTATAGAAAACATATCAAAAAAACTGTTAAATTTTCTGAATTGGATTATGAATTTGTTGCCCAAGTGCAGGCTTTACCAAATGAAACAATTACTTACACTGACTTGGTCGGCAATGCTAGTGATATTATTTATAGAGTTATACCATTTGGGAATCAAGGACAATTATGTTCTAATTTCACAAATATAGTTGTATCTAAATATAATTACCAAATCAATACTATTAGAAATAATAGATTGGCCCATGCTGGGGTGATATCTCAGATAGAAAAAAAAGGAATAAAAATTGAAGTTGTTGGTATTCCACCTGGTGTAGCTGCCATAAAATTGTTAGCAAAAAATAAAACATTATTTGAAAAAAATTTCAGAGTTATACCAGATTTTTCAAAAGGCAAATTGTTGGTACGCACCAACGATGTTAATAGTTCATATCTCTTTTTGGATTCTAAAATAAATTTAAAAGATTTTCACATATATGAATATTGTTGTTTGCTTATTTATCCTAATGGTGATGAAATCATTGTAGGAAATTGTGAAGAAATAGAGTATATTCCTTTTTCGTTTGGAGTTGTTACTACCGTTATTAGTAAGTCCAAAGTTATTACGGATGAAAAAGGAAAATTAGATATAACATTCAGTATTCAGTCGGTCATAAATAATACACAAAAAACAATTCTAAAAAAACTTTTAGACAAACAAGGTTTGTCAGATTTGTATGCCGAAGAAATAAAAGCAGAAAAAGATGAACTAAATAAATTGATTGCACATTCTGTTAGAAGGGTTGATTTATCTAATGGAGATATGGGATATTTTCCAGTTTTTACCGATGAAAACTTTAGCGATATAGAACAAAGAAAATCTACCAACGTATCGCCTTTAAGAACAGGAAGATCTTATCGCTATATTGTCTCTGCATTACTGAGAGATCCAAGAACAATGTTTGATAGTATTGTTAAAAACTATATAAATGTTGCCGGTATAAGCTTAGATACTTCGCCTAAAAAATTTCAACATCCAATTACTAAACAATATGGAAATCTTGTGAGCATAAACTCTCTAACTAAAAACTATGGAAAAGAAGGTTTTGAATTTGGAGATATTGCTAATTATATTTCGTTAGATGTTTCATTAGAGAAAACCAATCCTAAAATATTTAATGCTTTTGTAAAAAAGTTTAATAGTAAAATTAGTATAATAAGATGGAATATAGAAGGCGATAAAAAATTGATTGATCATTTTTTGATAGTTGCGAATAGATTCGGCTCAGAAGAATTTATAGGAAAAGTTCATTCTTTTTTTGGTGCCAATCTAATTGAATTTATAGATAATAAATTTGCAGAAGAACCTGGTTCGATATCATATAGAATTATCCCTGTATATAAAGACTATAGCCGCGGTGTAGCAATATCTACGGGAGAAGTAATATAAAATGCCAACAGGTTTAAAAACAAAATTTAGTTCATTTGCCTCTTTCGGAAATATCACGATGCAAGCTTTGCAGCCTGAAGCTAATGTTACAACAAATGTTAAAGCATTTGTTGGTGGTCAATTTTCTACCACCGCCGACGATATAGCTTTTTCAGGTGGTGGAGCTAGCCCTTTTCAACAGATATTTTCTGATCTTACTACAACTTTGCCGCCTATGTTACCGCCACAGGGACCTTTTTATAAAGCTCAAATTTCAGATGTTATGGTTTATGAGCCATTTATTGTTGAATTTCTCCAACCTACTCAACTGAAAGGAATTTCAGAACAACGACCAGAAATTTTGTTTCTTACTGATTATTTGCCATATTATGATCATATAAGCGGACCAGAAAGAAGTGATGTTGGAGAATTTATAGAAACATCATTTATGTCAAGAGAAATTCGATTTCAATCGATTAATAAGCTTTTTGATTCCTTGTTTGAAGTTGAAAGTGCAAAAAAATTAATTGAAGAGATTGGTAATGAATACGTGAGTGATATTGCCAACGCCAGAAATACTGTTGAATTTATGAATGATGTTGTGGATAAATTGGACTCTGTTAATGAATCTTTTAATATTAAGAAATTGGATGAAGATTTTGATAGTTCAGTTGGTGTTGGCAAAAAAACTTCCGTAAAATCTTATAAAGAATTTTTGGTTGAGGAATACCAATTCAGCGGAGCTGGGTTCAATAATTTCTCTAATACAAAAGTTCTTGGACAGTTTTTCTTTGATGTCAGAAATACATTAAAACAATATTCTCCGACACTATTTGGTACAACTAATGCTCAACCTTCTTTGGCTAACAATTATACTCCAAATATAGGTTTTGCACAAGAACAAGTTGGTGGAGGTGGAACCAATAATTTCATTCTTAATAATTACAGCGTAGAAGAAAACATACAAACAGTTTCAAGGAATGCTGATTTAAACTATGGTAAATATAATGTTGATACTTTAGACATTACTGATGGACAATTTAATTTTCAGATAAGACAACTTGATACGATTGACTTTTCAATCGTAGGAACACCTTATTATCAATTTATAGATCTTTTGCCAAGTAATGCCGACGATAGAATTAAACTACTAATCATGACACTTTCTAAAGAGATGAGAATATCAAGTGGGCTTGGAGCCAAAAAGACATCAGATATTTTATTGAAAACATTTGGTGCCAATGATGTTGGTGATCCTTTTCTTTTCATATTGGGAGATCCAGGTAATACCATTACAGATTCTGTTGTTGGAGAATCGTCATTAACATCTTTGTTAAGATTTGAAGTAGGTGATGGAACAATTGTACTTCCTTTTGAGCAACTTTATGTTGAAAATGAAATTAATGAAATTTTCACACCAGGGAAAGTACAATTTGTTGATTCTGTCCTAAAAGGAAACCAGCCATTTTCTACCCAAAATCTTCAAGATTATCGTAAAAAAGTTAAAAAAACAAAGTCTGCAGCGATCCAGGTAATAAAACAATTATTAGATATTGGTAAAGCCATTCCAAAACTAAAGCCTTTAAATTTGCTTGACGACGTAACTCAAGATATGTTTGAGATATGTAAGTTATTGAAATCAAATTCCCCGAATGAGGTAACAGATCTTACTCCTACATGGGGAGAAGTATCGATAATGAAAAATGCCATAGACGATGAAATCTTGAAGCATTTAATTTTTCAATATATATTAGCTTTTGGAATGGGTGGAAAAGATGCTGGTGAAGCCGATAATGTTGTTTATAGTGATTTTTATCACCAAATGGCACTTAGAGAAGTAAAAACTTGGGGTCAACTTCCAGCTCTAAAAGACGCTGCGATAGCTGACACTCCTACAACAGATTCTGTTGCTGGATTAAATGCAATAGAGATTATTGCTAATAAAATCGTTAATCGCTTAGGAAGTGCTTCGTCTTCTAATGTTTCTTCTCCTTACTCTACGGCTACAGACTTATTTCTTTCTCACCTAAAGTCAGGTGGAAGCCTTATTTTATTTGACAAAATAGCTGGGTTTACATCAACACTAATAAAAAAATCTGGTGGTGTTGCAAAAGTATTTGATAACGGAAAAGAAAGAACAAGATTAAATAGATTAAATTATACAACAATAGCTGCTATGTGTTTTGAGCTGTATGTTGCATATATTGAAAAATACTTTGACTTTATTACTGATGCAGTCATTGCTGGAGATGAAGATGATCCAATATCAATATCGACCGATTTATCTTTTGATATCGATATTGATAAGTTGTCTAAAATAATATTTGTTTTAGATATTGTAGATGCTCCACCTGCTGTGATACAGGCAAAAATAGGGGAATTTATAAGTAAGGGTGGTTCTCTCTTTCAGTTTATTGGACTATTAACAGAATTTTTACAACAAAAATTAAAACTACTAAAAGAAGATGTAATAATTGATCAAATTATTGTAAGAATAAGTAAAACATTTGACAATATTATTAATACATCATTTGATGCTCTAGATTTTTTTGATCCTGAAGGTGCAAATAAAAATAAATTAGAAGAAATTGTTAACGATGTTGGAGGCAAAGAAAAGGTTGCCTTAATTAGTCGTGCACAATTTTTGTTATCTAAAAAAGAATTATTCGAATTTGAGAAAGGGAAAGAATTAGGTTTTCTGTCAAAGACGTTTTTCAATCCAGATGTTGATTTTTATAATCCAAATGGAAATAATAATAAGAAACCTTACCAAGCATGGATCAATAAAGGACTTAAGAAAATTAAAAAAGAATTTCCTTTATTTACGGATACGTCCGTTATTACAAAAACAGAAAAGAATATATTACGTGCTGTTTTAGATCGATCAAAATTTAGAAAACCTGAATCTGAAAACTTAAAGATCCTTAGCATTGGACTTCCGGCAGGATTCACTAACAGTATTGTTAAATCTGTTTCAATTAATGAAAACAATGTCATTGCAATAAACAACAAAGAGAAAGATGTTATAACAATAAACGTATATAGAAAAAGTATTGATTTTGAAGATATAGTTTTTAAACCAATAAATTACAATTTCGAATTGTCCAGATTTGTAACAAAAACAGATTTAAGTACTTTTCTTGAATTGAACAATGTTGAAACTGGAGAACAAAGTCTTTCTTCCATATTGGATAATGACGAAATTGTAGGGATGACAAGAGATTTTAATAGGGATACTGGTTTGCAAACATTGGATAGTTTTTTGACAGATTTTTCATATAGTTTTTTGACAAGCGATCAAAAAAAGAAAATGTTGAGAAATCATGTTGAAAGTCATGTATTGGGATTGTACATTCAAATGCTTACAGGTATTTCACTGAATGAATCAAGATATTTATTCAACGAACAATTGTCGGAAGGATTTGTTGATGAAGAAACAAAAAATAAGTTTAAAAATATTGTTACTCTTTATGTGCAAGGAATAGCAGGAAAACCTTTAACAATTGATCAACTAAAAAGTGCTAGCCCCAAAATAAAGAGTTTATTGGATAAAATTGACACATTTAGATTGGACACCAACTTTACAGAGAAGATTGAACCTATTGTATTGCCTGGAGTTTCACGCTCTGCGTCCATTGAAATAACGGAAGATATAATCAATTTCATTAAACTGTATACACCAGGAAGCCTATTGATGGGAGGCAAGACACAATCTCAAAGAATTACGTCTCCTAAAGTGTTTGAAAGAATATTTAACTTGGCAGTGGATCCAGATGATTTTGAAATAGATGTAAGTAAAACTTTAGAAACAAATGCTGGCACTCAAATGTATGCAGTTATAACCCAACAAGGATTGCTGCAAACTCCAACAAAGTTTAAAAATCTTCAACCTAGTAAAAATATTCATTTCAATCAATATTTTGTAACAATATCAACCGTAGGAGCAACATAGTTTTGACCGTATCCTTTCCATCTAAGCCAATTGTTTCCATTAATGCTCCTGAAGTAAATAAATTTAAGCCTAATTTTGTTTATAATTTTTTTACAAAAGATGAGCGAGTTGATGATAGTGGCAAGTTGCAGCCAAGATTTCAAAAAATTAACACAGATGATTTTGGTAAAATTGATCTAAAAGAATTAGATAATGTACCTCGATTTGTCAAATTTTCTTGGTCTTCTATTTTTTTACAAAATCTTGTCAATCCAACACTTCCACTTCTTGCATCTAGCCTATTAAGTCCGGCAGGTTTTGCTAGCGTAAGTAGAAATTTCATTAAAAAGAATTATTCAAAAATTCATAAAGAAGAAGAATTCACAAATCATAGTTTTACAGGTATTGAATTTCAAGATACTGCCATAGATGGAAAATTATACTTAATGACATCGGGATCCGTCGCAAAAAAAATAAATTCTAAAAATATAATCATTGCCGATAAAATTGATAAAAATTTAGATTTTGTAGCTGAACAAGTTGATACGAATAATATTTCTTTATTAGATGTAGCAAAATTTCTTGCTGGGACCATCGGAACCAGTGAAATATCAGATCAACTTATAATTGATGCGCTAACCGATCTAAAGTCAGCAAACACTACCTTTTTAGACAATTCAGAAACATTAGAACTAATTGAAGATACTTTTGAGAAATTAAAAACCGTTAAAACCAGATTTAAAGTTAATAATAAATTTATTAAAGCTGCCTTAACAACATCTGCAACTGACCCACTAGGGTTCTTTGCAGACGAAGTTGGACCATTATTGAGTGAAGCTGATTTGATTGAGAAGAAAGCTATTGGAGGTACAAATATTTCCACCATTGATCAAGCAGAATATGAAATTACTGTTGATCCTGTATCAACTAAAACCTCTCCATCTGATACGGTTTTTATTCCCAAAAAAGAACATGTTGGATATGTTATTGATAAATTTGAAAGATCTAAAAACGGAAAGCTCATACCTTTAAATCCAATCATTCTTGAACAAAAAGAAACAACATCAACTATTGACTTCAAGGTTGCTTATGGTAGAAGCTATATCTATCAAATAAGAGCAATTTATTTAGTAGAGTTTCAAACCTATTCTGATAATGATGATGAGATCGTTATCTCTTCGATATTGATAAGTTCTGATGCAAGTCCAAGAATGATTGTAGAATGCATAGAAAGTATCGCACCGCCAGTTCCATCGGATGTAAATGTTGTTTGGGATCACTTTGAGAAGGCTCCCGTTGTTGAGTGGTGCTTCCCTATCAATCCTCAAAAAGATATTAAAAAATGGCAAGTCCTTAGAAGAGAATCAATAAATGATCCATTTGAATTGCAGGTTGAATTTAATTTTGATGATAGCATCATTTCAACAAGATCATTTGAAATAGTTGATCTAAATCTTATAAAGACATTGATCTCTCCTCAGAATTTTTACGTAGACAAAGACTTTAATAGAGAAAAAACGTACATTTATACGGTTTGTAGTATTGATGCTCATGGATTATCTTCAAATTATGGAATGCAATTTGAAATAAAATTCAATAGGTTTAAAAACAATATTGAGAAAAAACTTATTTCCAATAGTGGCGCACCTAAACCGTATCCAAACATGTATCTAAATACAGATACGTTCGTAGATACTATAAAAGATAGTAATCATACCAAGATGAAAATTTACTTTGATCCAGAGTATTTGTCCGTTATTCAACAAGGTTCTCAAGAAGAACCACTAATCGCAACTAAACAAAATAATTCTTCGTATAGGATGCAATTTATTAATATTGACTTTCAACAAAGTCAAGTACTTGATATAATAATTAAAGACAGAATGAAAAGCAAGACAAATGGCTTGTTTTCTAATAGTAAAAATAATAAATTTACAATAAATAAGTTTTACAAGGCCAAAATTAAGGATTAGTACTTATTTATAGTAAGAGATATAAAATATATGGATAAAAATAATAAAAACATCATAGATATTTCAGGCGGAAATTGTTATGGAGGAGAAAAATAAATGGGTTTTCTCGACAATTCGACCAATAACATTATAGTTGACGCTGTACTAACAGATGTAGGCCGTCGCGCCATAGCTAGAAATGATGGCTCATTTTCTTTTGTAAAGTTTGCTCTTGGAGATGATGAAGTAGACTACTCCATCATCAGAAAGTTTGGAAGAGTTGTAGGTAAAGAAAAGATTGAAAAGAATGTACCTGTATTCGAAGCTTTAACTAATCAAAATTTTGGACAAAAATTTAGAATTGTGAGTGTTTCAAATCCAAATCTTGTTCGATTGCCCACATTATCTCTAACTGGAGAAAGTGTCAGTTCAAATGTTGTTACATTAGGTGCGACGACTTCTAAAACGGCAAGCTTGACGATATCACAAATTCTTCAAAACGAAGATTCGATCGATAACGAATTAAGAGATCAATCTTTTGAATTGTCAATGAATAATGATTTTCTTCAAATTCAAGGATTTGTACCAGATTCAATTGATGGGTCAAAAACTGCTAGATATATCATGAGAAGAGACCCTGTCGAAACTTCTATCGGAGGTTCAAGACTTACATTCACTTTGCAAGTTCGATCCATCTCTAATGCTCAGTTTACTGTCTTCGGTACCACGTCCAATAAAAATCTCATTAGAACATTTATGAGCGTCAAAGGCGTCCAATCTGGGGCCGTATTAGAATTCGAAACACAAGTGGATAAAACAATCTAAGTGAAAAAGGAAATTAGTGATTATTAGTGAACATATTATTATTTCTAATGTAGGAAATAGATCAACAACAAATAAAGTACTAATGGCCAAATGCGATCATTGTCAATATAATTTTGTCATCAACAGATGTATTAAAGAAAAAATGAGCAAAGATTTTCATTTTTGCTCATTTCAATGTTCAAGAAAATCTATGAAAAAAGATGGTATTTTATATAAAAAATCTCAAAATACGTCAATGATAAAATATGGAACTAAACACCATATGAAAAATGACAAACAAAAAGAAAAGGTAAAAAATACAAATTTACTGAAGTATGGATGCGAGTTTCCTTTACAGACAAAAGATTTGCAAGAAAAGACAAAAAAAACTAATATTGAAAAATATGGATTTTCCAATCCAATGAAAAATGAAAAGGTAAAAAGTAAACAATTGAAATTATGTCACGATAAGACTGATTTAGAAAAAAAACTTATAAAAGAGAAAAGAAAGCAAACTTCAATAAGGGAATATGGGACAGAGTATCCACAGCAATCAGAGATTATAAAAAATAAAATATCTTATTCTAGTATTGGTAAGAAAATGAGTAAAGAAGCTAGAGAAAAAATGTCAATATTTAGAAAAACGATTAGTGGTGAAAAACATCCACTTTATGGAAAGGCCAGGGACGATATTCGGGGTTCTAAAAATCCTAATTGGAATGGTGGTGTAACAAGTCTATATAAAAAGATTAGGCTACTTTCATCCTACAAGGAATGGAGAAGGTATTGTTTTACAAGAGATAAATGGAAATGTACAATGTGTAATAAGGCAAAGTGCGAACTACATGTAGACCACATTAAACCATTTGCATTAATAGTTAATGAAAATAATATTTCTAACACCATTGATGCAGTTAACGTTAAAGAATTATGGAATGTAGGCAATGGAAGAACACTATGTATAAAATGCCATCAAAAAACAAATACTTATGGATACAAAACAAGAAAGATTTTAAGGAAAATAAATGGCTATATTTAAAGAAATAAGTGCTAACGACATAAAGTCGGCTAGATCTGTTTTGAATCAACTAATTGATGTAACCCAAGAAGATGTAAGTGGTTCTGACACCAGAAAGAAATATCAGGTATGGGTTTCTGGTGGAGTTGGGCCAGGAGTAACGTCGTCTTTATTTCAGACGGTATATGATCAAGATTTTTCTATTCAGACAGCAAACTCTGTTATGGATATGACGGTCGGACTCTATTTTAGTGGTTCAACTGTACAAGACATTAAAAGTGGTGAAGATAGTGCTGGAAAATTGTTATTTCCGTCGACATCTCTTCAGATGAGAGAAAAAATTGACATATACAGACAACATTCTCTTTTATTGCTTGGTAATGCAGATCTACGATTTGCTGCCCCATTTGGTTCGGCTCTTGGGGCGAACGGCATTGATGAAGCTTTTTTCATTGATTTGAAAAGGTTATTTTTTAGAGATGGAATTAAAAAAGAAACATTTGCTATGAGGTTCTATCAAACTTCTTCTACGAATGGTTTACATCAAACAAATCTAAATGCAACTTCAGAAAATGGAGCTAAGATTTATACAGATGCTGGAGCGGCATCTAACCAAGAAAGTTCTTTTGGTGGAAAAGTATCAAATCTCATAGATTCTTCAGATAGTAACAGAAATGTTGGTTTGCTTTTTGGAGATCAAGGAATTCTTGTTTTGGATTTGGCGAAGGTTTTGTCGGGAACGGAACATGTTTCTGGGACAATTGCTGCTATGAGCCCAACGGGGGCGAACCCTGAGTTAGCTGCCGGTGAAACATTTATTGGAGACACTGAAGTGGCTGGAAACCCAGATGCTAGATTTATTCCTGATTTTTTGACATCGGGTTCTCTTGACAATATTATTGATCATTTAGCTTCTTGCAGATTTAGTTCGGGTTCATTGACTGCAATGAGTTTTCAGAATCAAACTGTTATAAATTCGACGTTAGTATTTGCTAGAGCAACTGCTGATGAATTCAATTATTCGTCTAATCCAACATTTGTTGATAGTGATAATAGAATTGTTGTTATTGATGAAGGTCAAGATGATGTACAACAAACATTTACTTTTGTAACTTCCGTTGGAATTTATGATACGGGTAACAACCTTTTGGCTGTTGCAAAACTTAGTCGTCCGGTTGAAAAGAACCCAGAAAAAGATATTGGATTTAGAATTAGGCTTGACTTCTAAAGGGTAAAAAATAATGAAATTTGGGAAGAGTGATGCAGTATTCATTTTGTTTAGATGACAAGATGACAATATGGTAATGCTATAATAAATTATTAAAATGTCTATTATTAGAATCACAGGCGATGATATTGAAACATTTACGGTTGTAACCAATCCTAAAAAAATATTTGCTTCTAGCAGCATAAATGGGATTACAACTGGATCTGTTAATTTATTTGCTCGTCGTTCTGACATAGAAAAAGAAACTGTTGATTTATCAAATTTTGGTGTTATTAGTTCTTTTAAAGATAATAATTTATATTCTTCATTGGCAGTTGCTAAAAATTCATTTGCACAAGGAACAAATGCAGAATCAGCAATGTCTGCTTATTTGGATCGAGTAAATTCTGTAAATTCTTCAGCCAGAAAGCAAAAACAAATTAATGCTTTTAGATTTGAACCATCTTTTACTTATACGACCAACACATCTAAGAAAGATACAATAAAAAATATATTATATCAATATTATAGACCTTCATCTCCTGACAATCATTGGGCATATTCTAATTATCATTGTTTGAACTTTTTTACTGCTTCTGGATTGCCTTCTGATTCTGTTTTATTGTTTCCAAATAGTTCTTCCATAGCTGGATCGTCCGTATCTGGGACCTACATGCCGGCTGGTCCATTTACATTTGAATTCTATATCAAACCTACATATAAGCAAGACGAAGAAACAATAGACTATAAAGCTGGTACCATTTTTCATATGTCTTCAACGTATGCTATTTCTCTTGTATCTGGCACATTAAAAGATTCAAATGGACTTGCAGATCGTTTTAGAATTAGATTGCAATTAAGTCATAGTGCAGATATTATTCCATCTGAGGCAACACCAGGAACATATCCAAATAATTTGATTTTTGAAACATCAGACAATGCTTTGAAATTTAACCATTGGCATCACGTAGCAATACGTTGGGGTTCTAATTTAATAAATGAAGGATCGGGTTCTTTCTTCATAGATGGAGTAGAAGATACAGGCTTTGTTATCCCGTCGGGAACGATATTACCTGATGCATATAATGGTCTCAATAGCAACCCAGATGTTCTGTGTATAGGAAATTTTTATGATGGAACAAATCAAGGATTGTCGGCTCAGTCTATATTTTTCAATAATGAGCCTTCAACTCGTGATGGGTTATTAAATCTAGCTCCTGGGTTTGATCGACATATGCCAAATACGTTTAGATTTGAACATATGCTCAATGCTGAAATACATGATTTAAGAATTTATAATGTATTTAGATTGGCTTCCAACATTAAAGCAGATACAAGTTCAGGGCCGGACACATTAGATAATTTATTGTTTTATTTGCCACCTTTTTTTACGAAGGAAAGTCCTTTCAGGCAAGCCGTTGGTGAAAGTGGTGGAGTTCTTCAAACTCCATTTTTTGCTATTGATTCTACCACGGATGATCCTTTCAATGTTGCCATGTCCTTCGGTGTGGGTGGTCACTATATGAACACAGAAAACTTTCTAAGGGATTTTGCCAACAATATATATCCAAGGCAGTTACAACTGACAGCCTCTCAAATTACCGGAGAGACAGCCACAGCAAGTGCTAATGCACTTCTCTATGCAACGTCTTCAGTAAGAAGAAGAAATATATTACTTTTACCATGTGACAATGGAAAATTCATACCAAATTTTGACTTACTATTGACTGGGACTAAAGAAGTTGTTCCAAGTTCTGGATCATTGATGGAAAAGTTTGTAAACGATTTGGGAACGCTTGATTTAAGTTATATTACGTTGAATAATCTTGTGTCTACATCTAGTTTACGCCCTGGACTTATATTTGAGTCGGGTTCAATTATGGATGGAATAGCTGGTGCATCACCTGAAGATCCTGGTGTAGATCCTGGAGAGGTATTAACGATATATCAAAGAACAAGAGACAATTCATCAAATGAGGTTTCTTTCTTTGAAATATCAAATATTTTTTATGGGAATAGAATTAATCCAGGGTCTTTTTCAATTACTGATTCTGATATTTCTGGTAGTGGCGGGAAATTATCTATCAAATTAAAAGACAATGAATTTGGCAACTTATATAGAGCAGACGCATCGTCCGAACATGCAACATGGAATAGTGTTGGAAACATATTTTATAATGAAGGCATTATAGTTGTAAAATCTCCAAACATACCTTTTTTTGGACAGGATCAATTTCGAATGGAATTTGAGGGAGAACAAACGACACATGTGTTAAAATTAAGTGTGGAGGCTGCAGCTGGCATGATTAATTCTTCAAGTAATCCAAATTATCAACTAATATCATCTTCATTCAATGCAAATGAAGATGATGGAGAATTTGTTTATATTACAAATATAGATTGGCTAGATGACAATTTAAATGTTATAATGAAAACAAACTTGGCACAACCTATTAAGAAAAGAAATAGTGATAAGCTTTTACTACGATCTAAAATAGATTTTTGATCTATTCTAAAAATAATTACATAATATCATACATTTATTCAGGATACAGATAAATAATAGAACATGGTTTAAAATTAAATGTCATTAAGAGAATATATTAGATCATTTATAACGAACGATTTTGGAAGTAAAATTATTACTCATTCGTTTAGTAATGTAGCTGATGACGTTTATTCTCCAAAGGAAATAAAAGAAGAATGTGAATTTCTTGGTGGAGACTTTATTGATGAAGATATGCAATTATCTTATTTTAGTTTGGATTATTTGGGTGAAGTAAATGGTGCAGCTTGGACTGAGATAAATGAAAATGGATATAATTTCGTTATTTTTACCACGGACGAAGCATCAGACCAGATCTACGAAGAACTTATTTATGATTGTATGGATGAGTTTTCTTTCTTAAGAGAAGAAACTAATAATTTAAAATTGGCAATTGAAGTTTTTGACGATGAAACTAAGAAGTTATTATCTGAAAATTGGCAACTAAATATCATAAAAGAAAAAGATGGTTTCTATATTATGGGGGAATAAGGTTTGATCTCGTATATTTATTGATATGAGTAATTTATCGCTTCATTTAGATAGACCTAATGAAATCGTACTTAAGGTTGAGATCACATCAACCGAGCCACAATCTGGCGAAACACCCGAGATTAATCTTGTGTGCGAGGGGAAAGAACTTTCTTATTCATTTAAGGGAAAATACAATAGTGAAGGTGAAGTTGAAATAAAGATTCCCACGATGAAGGGCAAGCTGACTGAAGGAACGTATGCATCAAAGCTTGAAGTAGTATTGGGAGATAAATATTTTTGTCCATTAAATGTTGATCTAAAATTTGTTGAATCAATGAAGGTTGTAGCCGAATTCATTCAAAGGCCAGAAAAGAAAAAGGACGACATGGTAAAGGCAGCTATTATAAAGAAGCCAGTGATCCCAGAAACAAAAAAGATCACAGAAATTCCAAAGAAAAAAATGTCAAAAACAACAACTCTCAAAGACAGATTTGGTAAAAGGTAAAACTTGCTAAAACTAACAGACATAATGCTCTCTGAAGAGTCGCAAGAAGAAAAAGAAAATGATTCATTAAAAGATTATGCATTATTGGTTGATCCTGGACGCCATAGTACCGATTATGTATTATATAAACCAAAATACTATGCTCAACGTATGAAGTTAGAGATACAAAGAGCTAAAAAAAGTTATGATGATATAAAATTTAAAGGTGACAAATTTGGTAATTTCAAAGACTATTATGGATTCTCTAATGTTCAACAGATCTTTAATGATCCCAGGGCAATATATGCTTTTTTATCAATTAATAATGGAAGAATATTAGGACTTAATGGTTCATGCCATAGAGCCAACGAGATTCGTTATGTTACTGCACGTGATGGGTTTGGAAAATTAATATTTAATATCGTATTGGCTAAAGAGTCTCCAATCATGGGCAACAGAGAAGAATTCCCAACGGCAGGATATGATGAATTGGAAAAATTTTCTAATAATGTTCAAATAGAAAAAGAAAAATTTGACAATGAACTTTCTCTTCACAAAAAAACAGCTGCAGATTGTGACACGTATGGAGATAATATTTTAGATCAATCATACAAAACTAAAACAGATCAAAGTTATCAGATACAACCACTTATAAATCGACATAAATTATTTATAAATCAAATGAAGAATTTTTTCAAATCAAATGGTGTTGATTATATTCAGAGTCGCGTAAAAGAATATGTTGCAGATGCTGGTTATTTATTTTTTATTGAGAAAAAAGGTGATCCAAGTTGGTATGAAAATTTCCATGATGACTAATTTGTTTTATAATTGAATCATGATCCTTTCACTCGACATTAGTACGTCCATAACAGGATTTACCATTCTTGATAAAAAAGGTAAATTGATCAAAATGGATCACGTTGAACTCTATAAAATAAAAGATGGAATTTGGACCAAAGTTGATAAAATGCTTTCCTTCTTTGAAATTATTAAGAAAGAATATGAGATAACTCACATTTTTATTGAAGAACCTCTTTCAAAATTTAAGAGGGGAAAATCGAATAGTCACACTATTTCTTTATTGTTAAGATTTAATGGAATTTGCAGTTATCTTGCTTATAAGATTTTCGACAAAACGCCAGTTTATATAAACTGTGGAGAAGCTAGAAAAAAGTGTGGACTTATCATGAGAAGCAAGGTTCGATCTAAAAAAGACAAAATTCCATGGAAACCACAGAAGGAACAAGCATTTGATCAAATGAGCTTAAAAGAGCCATTTAATGGCACGTGCAAATGGGATCTAAAAAGAACTGGAAAAATAAAAGACTATTGTTATGACAGAATGGATTCATTTATTATTGGCAAAGCTGGTTTTATATCATTAAAATGAATATTTAACTGAGAGGCTTCTTATGTCAGAATGGAATAATACAGTTGAATATTTAAAGGGTAAAGTTAAAGGTTTTGATGTAAAAACTAAGGATGGAGTATGGCATCAGGAACTAATTGGAAAATTAATGTTTTTTGCTCCATTTATGTTGATGTGGTCAGCTTTGTATCCTATAGCATGGAAACCAGAAGGCGCATCTAAAAGAGCGCGTGTTCTTCAACATGAAGGAATTCATTTAATGGACGCACAAACTTTTTATGGACTGTTGCCAGCTTGGCCAGTATTAAAATATATTAATATACTTCTTTTTAGTTTATGCTATGCTGCACCACAAATTTTTGGATTTCTTGCACTGTTAGCCTTTACGGGCAATCTCTGGTGGCTTTTGGCTTTGGTTTATTTTTTACCGTTGCCTTCTCCTGGTCGTATGATAGCAGAAATGCGCGCATATAGAAGAAGTAGAGAACAAGGAAGAAAAATTGAATCAATGATTCAGTCCTTTGTAACAAAAAAGTATTATTTTATGTGGCCATTCAAAAAACATGTAGCAAAAATGCTTACAAAAGATTCTCCATATAAAGAAGAAATGGATAAATTAATTGTTTTTTAATCGCTCTCTAAAAGAGGCTCTAGGATATGAACCTTCTTTATTTCATATGGGAATAGCGTATGAGATCGTTTCATATGATGAAGATACATATTCTAGAGCCAAAAGGAAGGGCTGGGTTCTTCCTTTCGAAGAGAGAGATATTGAAGAAATTGATGCATATGCTACGAAATATGAAATCCCACCCAGAAGAGATGGAGATTCTAGAAGAGATTGGGAAACCGACGAGGGATCAAAAGATAATATGACAGGCGATGAAACTTACTATATATTGGTTGTAAAAAATCTTGATGGTTCGGATATAGGTCAAGAACAATTTGACGAGATAAATGATCGCTTAAAAGATCAAGATGAAGAAATGGGAATATCTGTAAATCCCAGGCCAATGTCTGTATAATAGAGTGTGGTCATTACAACCTTTTCAGAAAAGATTGAATTTATTGAAAGAGCTTTTGGACGCATAGGTGAAAAAGACTCTAAAGGTAATATTCAAGTAAAATGCCCCAAGTGTGTAGAAGAAAATTTTAAGATTGGTATTACTTTATCTAAATATAAGTTTTGTATAGCCCTTCATAAAAATATGATCTTTCATTGTTGGAATTGTGGATATAATGGAAGATTATCTAAGGCTCTAAAGGACTATTGTTCCTACAATCTCCTTGTCGAATATTTAAAGAGGTTTGCTGACGATCAGGCACTCTCGATGGATATCGGAGACCAAACCCGTCTAAATAACTTCAGGGTGCCACCAGACTTTCGCTTACTTGCTACACATAAACTGTCAACAGATCTTGGGATAAAAAAGGCTTTAGCCTATGCAAAAAGTCGCGGTATAACCAATGATGATTTATGGTATTTTAAAATTGGAATATCTGACGAGTTTCCTTGGAAGAATAGAATTTTGTTTCCATCATTTGATACACAAGGAAATATAAATTGTATTGTTGGGAGATCTTGGGAAAGTGGAATGAAATACCATTACACAGATAGAACCAAAATCCCTAAAAAACAATTTGCATTCAACGAAATAAATTTAAATTGGTCAAAGCCATTATCGATCACAGAAGGGCCAATAGATTTAGTAAAATGTGATGAGAACGCTACAATATTGATGGGCTCAGACTTGAGCGAAGATTCTTATTTGTTTGGTAAAATAATAAGACACGAAACACCAATAATATGGTCTCTGGATCCAGATATGATTCATAAAAAAACTCCTAAAATAATAAAAAAACTTCTTTCTGCAGGCATAGATGTAAAAGTACCAGAATTACAAGATGATGTTGGGTCATTGACAAGAGAAGAATACGTCGAAATAAAAAATAAGGCAGAAAAATGGGATCATATGTCATTATTGAGAAATAAGATTTCATCTATCAGATAGGTTTACCGTATGAAAATATTACATATTTCCGATATTCATTGGCGTCCACTTATACGACATGAAGAATATAAGATAGTTTTTACTGAGATATTCAGAAAAGCAAAAATGTTAAAAGTTGATCGAATCATCATGTGTGGTGATATCGTTGATGAAAAAACACAAAGAATCACACCTGAAGTTGTTGATTGTCTTGTATGGATGTTTAGAAATTTTTCAAAGATAGCAATAACAGATATTATTCTTGGAAATCATGATGGCAATCTTGCAAACAGAAATAGACAAGATGCTATTTCTCCAATTATTGATGCGTTAAATGACGACAGAATAAAGCTTTATAAAAAATCTGACGTCTATGATATTGATGACGAATTTTCTTTATGTGTTTTTTCTCCTTTTGATGAAAAAGGTTGGAAAGATGTTAAACCTAAAAAGGGAAGAATCAATATTGCACTTTTTCACGGTTCTGTACAGGGGGCAATAACAGATATTGGATATCATATGCAAGGTGAAGTTGAACCAAACTTTTTCAAAGATTATGATTTTGCCTTACTTGGAGACATTCATAGGCATCAATTTTTAGATAAAGATAAAAGAATTGCCTATTGTGGCTCAACTGTACAAAAAGATTTTGGAGAAAACATTGATGGACACGGATTTCTAATTTGGGACATTAGAAGCAAATACGATTTTGATGTTACATTACATGAAATAGAAAATAGAAAACCATTTGTCACAATTAAATGGGCAGGAAACATATCAAAAACTATGGAAAAAGTTTCTAAATATCCTGACGGATCCAGATTTAGAATCTATCACTCGGAACCTTTATCTCAAAAAGATTTCTCCCAGATATTTAACGAAATACAAAGAGTCAAGAAATCAAATCATATTGTTCCTCAATATGATGAAAAGGTTGTAAATCAAATTGATAAAGATATGGCGAATAGTCTCAAGAGAAATTTGAGAGAACCATCCGTCATAATGAAACTTTTGAAAGAATTTTATAACAAAGATGATTTCACGGAACAACAGTGGAAAACTATAGAAGAAACCTTGTGGAATTATGTTAAAGATTTAAACCCTGAGAAAGATGAAGTAAATCGAAACATTATTTGGTCTCCAGTAAGAATGGAATTTAGTAATATAATGAATTATGGAGAAGACAATGTCATTGATTTCCGTTCTCTTGGTGGTATTATTGGAATATTTGGTCCAAATGCATTAGGCAAATCAACGATATTGGCAGCAATGGCTTATGCTCTATTTGGAAAACTTGATAGAGAAATCAACATTAATCACAATCATGGGATCGTAAACATAAGAAAAACAGAATGTTCTTGTAAATTTATGTTTCGTGTTGGCGGAACTCATTATTCAATCTATAGAAAAACTCAAAGAATTGACAAACCAGATGGAAGACTGGGTTCTAAAGGAAGCATTGATTTTTTGGTGGTGGATGAATTTGGAAATGAGATAAGAAGCCTTAATGGAGAAACTCCAACAGAAACTGATAAAGAAATACGTAAAATTGTTGGAACAATAGATGATTTTAAAATTACAGCTTTGGCTCCTCAAAAGAAATTAGAATCTTTTATAGAAGATTACAAAACTACAGAAAGAAAAAAGAAACTCTATAAATTTAGAGATTTGCATGTTTTACAGGAATTTCATACAAAATCATTAAATGATTTCAAAGGTATCAAAAGTGCTTTGAGACTATTTGATCCTATTGATTGGGATACAAGCCTAATGGAATTAGAAAATGAAGAGAAGCAACTCAACAAATCTACAATCGATATTAGTGATGCTTTACAGGTTGATGAAGCCATAAGAGATAAGTTGCGTGAAAAGCTTTCTACACGTACCGATCATGAACTTATAACTGAAGAACAAGTAGAGAATAAACAAAGATTTGTTTCAGACTTGGAAGAACAACAAGAAAAGATTAAAGAACAAATCAAAATAACATCTGAAACAAAATATGAATTAGAATCAACTTTAGAGGATGTTTATACCAGAAAAGGAAATATCCCAGTAAAGACGATTAAAGCTAAATTGAAGAAGAAAATTGAATTAGATAATCAAATTATCAAACTTAAAGAAAATTTATCTTCTGAGAAAAATATTCTTAAATCTAAGAAAAAAACTGTTTCTAAATTGGATGTTGTTCCATGCGGAGATCAATATCCAACATGCAAATATATTATTGATGCACACCAAGAAAAAAACAATATAAAACCACAAAAAGAATTAATTGAAAGCTTAGAAAAACAGGTACAAAAGCTTGAAATTCTTATTGTTGATGATGAAGATTATCATGATCAGCTTAAAAAATATGACTTTCTATGTGAAAAAGAAATGAGTCTAGTAAAAAAGATTTCTATTTTGTCTGTGGAGAATTATGAAACCAAACTAGAATACAATAAAGAAAGATTGAAAAAAGAGAAAAATGAATTAACGTATTTGGTTGCCAATGTTTCAAGCGATGTAACTAAAGAAACAAAAAATATAAAATTAAAGCTATCCAAGGTTGAACAAGATATAAAAGATAAAGACTCAGAAAGAATAAGAATAGCTGGAAGATTAGGTTCTATAGGCGCCGAAACAAAGAAGATGAAAGAAGACAAAGATAAGTTTGAAGATATACAAGAAAAATATAAGATTTATGAAAAATTAGCTTACGCATTTGGAAATAAGGGAATTCCAAACCAGATTATTAGAATGGATTTACCTGGGTTAAATGCAGAAATTTCTAATGTTTTACGAGGCGCAGTCAATTTTGATATAGAACTCGATGTTGAAGAGGAAAGTGATAAGCTTGAAATTTATATCAATTATGGAGACAGTAAACGTCCAATAGAATTATGTAGTGGCATGGAAAAGGCTATAGCAGCTTTAGCTATACGTGTTGGACTATTAAATGCTTCCAGTTTAGCAAAACCAGATTTTCTTGCTTTAGATGAAGCATTTGATGGTCTGGATGAATCCCATATTGATTCATTTGTAAGTGTTATAAATTCATTGAAAAAATGGTTTGGCAATATTATTATTATAAGCCATAAAGAATCAATTAAGTCAATGGCAGATCATTTGTTAGAGATTACTAAAAAAGGCAAGGATTCTTATATCTGTCAAGAATAGTTAATAATATGGAAAACGATAAAAAAGACTTAAAGGAGATTTTTGGGATCGAAGAAAATCTTGATGAAGGTTTTATGGATTGGCTCCTGGGGCGATGGCGCAATAAGTTGGGAGATATTAGTAGTTCTGTTTCATATCTTGAGAAACTTTATAGTATGACATCAAGTATGAAAGAAGACTTTCCCACTCACGTCAATAGAATTAGAAGCAATATAAAAAGAGTTATTATGGATCTGGAAGATATTGACGAATTGGTTAGAAGAGGAAAAAATGAAAAAAATAGATTTCAAGATATGAAATAATATTATATTATTTTGTATGTTGAAAAAAATATCAAACAATAGAAGCCAGGAAACAAAGAATGGTTTCTTTGTCATTAAACCAGCCATTATAAATGTGGCTGTACCTCTATTCTGCCCATGCTGTAAGAGTAAGATGAAGAATGCACAAGATGCTTATACATTTCGTAAGTATCAAGCATGCTTTGATTGCACAACAATATATGCAGAACCTAATTCTAAAAAGTGGTTAGAAGGTTGGAGACCCGATCTTTTAGAAATCACGTGATATTTATGTACATATGGAACATAAAGATTACGAAATATTAGGTAACATTTTGAATTCTACATGGGGAGTTGGGTCAACCAATAACCCACGGGGTGCAACACAATCCATTAAGGGAAATATGATGGATGCAGAAAATTTGCTGCTTTCATACTCCTGCATTGTTAATTTTGGAGAACCTCACGAACGAAGAAAAGAAATGGAAAGAATCTCTGGTGACTCTGGAGGATTTCTTAATGCTTGTATAAAGAAAATAAAAGAAGACTTTAAAGATGCAACAGGAAGAACCCTCAAAGTTAAGAATGTTAGCGACAGTGATGATTATCAGATGCTAAGTCTTGGTCAATATAGCGGCAGAAGAGATGCACTCTACCAAAGGAAGCTTGTACTAGGAGTGACCTAAATGGCCGTTGGCATCAAAGCACGTCATGCGACAGAGTTTAGAAAGTGCAAAAATGATCCAATCTATTTCTTTAATAGGTATTGTAAAGTTGTTACACTAGATCGTGGTGTAATACCATTTAAGACATTTGCATTTCAAGACGACATAGTTAAATCTTTCAATAAGAATAGACACAATATCATTGTTAAAGCTAGACAGCTTGGATTATCAACGATCACGGCAGCTTATGCTGTTTGGTTAATTATGTTCTATGGAAATCAGAAAGTATTTGTTATTGCAACTAAAGAAGATGTTGCTAAAAACTTTATTGATAAGTGTAAATTCCTCATTGAAAGCATGCCAGATTGGTTAAAGATTCAAGAAGTAACAATCAATAAAACACTTATTGAAACGAGCAAAGGATCAAAAATAAAAGCTGTTCCAACGTCACCAGATGCTGGTCGGTCAGAATCTATCAATCTTTTGATTGTTGATGAGGCTGCCTTTGTTAAAGATTTTGGAACAATTTGGACAGGTCTTAAACCGACTATGAACACGGGCGGCCGAGCCATAATTTTGTCCACGCCCAATGGAGCGAAAGAGACTTTCTGGAAACTATACTCTGATGCAGAGGATAACATTAATGGATTTACTGCAACCAATTTACATTGGTCGGTACATCCAGAACATGATGAAAAATGGTTTGCGGAAGAAACAAAAGGAATGTCCAAGAAAGCGATTGCTCAAGAATACGAGTGCGACTTTCAGGCGTCCGGCGATACATATCTCGACGCTACCATTATTGATTGGATTAGAGAATTATCACTTATGCATTCACCGATTAGGAGGGTTGGTCCAGATAGGAATGTTCATATTTGGAGAGAGCCTTTGTTGGGTCACAAATATATTTTATCTGCTGACACATCAAGAGGTGATGCAAAAGACTTTTCTGCTTTTCATGTAATTGATGCAACCGCTGGAGAAATTGCTGCAGAGTACAAAGGCAAACTGCCGCCAGACAGATTTGCAGAGCTTATTAATGAAATAGGATTATCATACAACACAGCATTAGTGTGTCCAGAAAATAACAATGTAGGTTATGCCACCATTCAGCGTCTTTGTTCTCTTTCTTATCCGAGAATTTATAACAACAAGAAAAAGACTTTAGATATATGGACCGCCATATCCACACAAAACAATATTCAAAAACCAAGTGGAGATTTAGGAATATTTACAACCGGACAAAAGAAACAAATAATTCTTACAAAAATGGAAGAACTATTAAGAAATAAACAGATAAAAATCTATTCAACAAGATTACTAAAAGAATTAAAGACATTTGTTTGGATCAATGAACATAAAGTCGGTGCAAGCAAGGGAGAAAATGATGACTTGGTTATGGCATTAGCTATTGGCTTATGGCTTGTAGATGTAGAAGAATATGATCAGTTTGCTGATGAACACACCAAGTCAATATTAGATGCTATGGAATCTAAATCAATTAAACTAGATGAGATCATCTCAGAACCTTCAAGAAAGGATGAGGTAAATGTATTTTTACCCGTTGCCGGTAATGGCTCTGGGTTTGGAGCACCACGCGTCCAAAAGCAAGTTGTTGCTAAAAGGTGGAACTGGCTCTTTTCATAAGCTTATCCCATGTTATTGAATGCAATGCTCAAAAAAGAAAGTAATAATCTTTCTAAGATAATGTCTAAACACAGAAATTTTCAATTAGCTGTTGATTTTTTTGTAGATACATTAAGAAAAAAAAGAGATTGGAAAAAATTAGAATCTGAAGTTCTAAAATATAAAGAACTTAATTGGAATAAAGATAATATTAAAAAGATTTTTCAATGGGAAAGACAAGCTCATTCTATTTATGTAGAATCTCAAGATTTTTCTCTAAACTTTATCAAAAGTGTTGCATCAGCATTATCAGACAATGATTCTAAGAAGATAGAAAATTGGATTAAAAATGATTCTTCTTCTAAAGAAGCCTGGGATATAAGCAAGATTACTATCGATGATTCAATCAATATTATCAAGGCGAGAGTAGTTCATCTTATCTATATGTCGTGGTCTCCCAATCCAATCAATATCGGAAATCTGATAGATTCAAAAGAATAGGTAATATAGAAGATATTTATGAATATGCTATTCCTCAACGAATCTACATTGCGCGAGTTCGTAAGAAGAGAATATATCAATATTCTTAGAGAACAAAGCTATGATAGAGATATTGTTGGACTAATTCTAATTCTAAAAGATGAGCTAAAGAAAAGAAATATTGTGAGTAATACACAGTTTTCTAAACCATGTCCAGATAAAAGAAATAGCGATTATGGATACTGCAATATCAGAATTGATACCACGATCGGTCGTGGAAGCAAAGTTAGTCCAAGAGCACTTAATAGACTAATTGGAAGATTGTGTAATAAAGTTGGACTCAACAAATATTTTATTCCTTCTGATTATGGACATGATGGAAAATATTGTGACTGCGGGCTAAAGTTGAAACCCAGATATGTACAGAAATACCTTCAACAAATTTGAAATAACGATTATATTTGATTAAATAATGGCATCACGTAGACAAAATTTATTCTCTAGACTAACATCACTGTTTCGATCTGGACCACTCGTAAAAAGAAAAGTCAGAGGCTTCGATACCGGCAATGTTAGATCAAGTGCTATCGATGTTTTTAGAAAAAGTACCGCAACCGTATATGGCAATAGCTTGAACGCATATGGTCAATTTGACAGATTATGCATATCAACAGAAACTATCATACCAATACCTGGAGTTGAAAGAGGATTAACTCTTAAAGAATTAATTAAACAATATCCTGATGGTGAAAAGTTTATTGTTTATGCTTACGATCACGATAATGGATGCATTGTACCAGCATGGGCGCACCATCCAAGAACTTCTGGTATAAAAGACACAGTCAAGGTTACATTTGATGATGGCTCACACCTTATCTGCACACCAGATCATCCATGCATGATGCGAGATGGAAGCTATCGAGATGCTGGAGATCTACTTTTAAATAATTTAATGATGCCATTTGAGGAGCAGCAAAATAAGTCACAGGCAACTGAGGATTTTGAGTACATTCACAGTAAATTGCAAAATTCTTCTGGAAAACGTCGCGCCCTTATTTCGAGACAACTTGATCTGATAATGACAATGGAAGATCGTGAGCATGGTCCCGAATGTATTGGACGACTTCCGGGAATGGATGAACCTGATGGTTTGCCTTTGGGTTATAAATTACAGGGAAACCATAAGGTTGTTTCGGTTGAACCTTATGGAGAGTGTGAAGTTGGCGATCTAACTGTTGATGGTTACGAAAATTTCGCTACAAATACTGTTCTGGTGCACAATTCACGTTATGCAGATTTCTGCCTACATGGTAGTACACTCGTATACACGACAAAGGGATGTTTTACAATAAAGGAATTGGCCGAAAACCATTCTGGTGAGATAATTCATGTTTATTCATATAGTCAAGAACAAGATAAAATCATAATAACAGAAGCACACAGCCCCAGGCTTACTAAGGGTGGGGAAAAACAAAAGCTTGTAAAAGTAAACTTTGATACCGGCGGACACGTTATATCAACACCAGATCACAAATTCATGCTTAGAGATGGTTCTCCATGTGAAGCTCAAGATTTATGTAGCTATGACGCACTAATGCCTTTTAATGTTAGAGAATTTGATGATTCTGGTTATAAATGGATTTATACAATAAATAAAGATGATGCTACTGCTGGGGGCTGGACACAAGAGCACAAAATTGTAGCAGAATATTTTATAAGACCATTAAAAGAAAATGAAGTAGTTCATCATTTAGACTTTAAAAGTTCAAATAATCTTTTAGAGAATCTAAAGATTATGGACAGATATGAGCATAATCGCTATCATGCTCAACTTAATAATAAAAATAAATTTGGAAAGCCAAATGAAAAACATTCAAAATGGATGAAAAAAAATAATCCCTGCAAAAGAACTGATATTATATTTGATAAAATATTGTCAATAGCAATTGAAAATGACTTTACTATGAGTAAAGTCAAAAAGGTTCTTGGCGTAGATGCAAATGTACTAAAGAGAAGGCTGAGAGAAAAAGGCTTTAAAAATTGGTTGGACTTTAAGTCCAAAAGAAACAGTATTCAAGATCACATTATACATGAAAGCATTTGTATTGAGACAAAATCTCCGAAAATAGAAGTTATTTTAGAGTCTGGTAAAGATTGCGAGAATATTTATGAACTTTGTGAAAAGTTGAATTGTTCTCCTAACGCTATTAGAAGAAGGCTGGGTAGTAATGGACATGGTACCTGGTCCGACTTTAAAAGAAGTAATGGATTTAAAGTTGTTGATGGCGTTGGTAGGATAGCCATTATTGACAAAACAATTACTTATCAAAACATATGTTCTAGCTACAAAAAGGGCATGACTTATAGGGAGTTAGCTAGTGCTGCAAATACTACCGCCAACAAAGTTCTATCTCGCATAAAAAAAGAGGGATATAATTCCTTTCATGAATGGGTTGAGCATTATAATAACCATAAGGTTTCATCTATAGAATTTATTGAAAAGGAAGATGTTGTTTATAACATAACGGTACCGAAATATCACAATCTTGCAGTCGGATGTAAAAATAAAAACAATCCCAAAAAAGGGCAAGTACTTGATTTTGTTATGGTTTTCCAAAGTGAAATGGAGTATACACCCGAGATAGCAAGTGCTTTGGACATATACTCCGATGAGACGGTAGCGAAAGATGAAAAAGGATTTTCTTTGCATATTCAATCAGAGAATCCAAAAATTAAGAGAATCTTAGAAGAGTTATATTATGATACATTAAATTTTGAATTTAATGCAAGACCGTGGGTTCGTAACTTGTGTAAATATGGGGATTTCTTCCTCCTGACTGATGTTTCGCCCGAATATGGTGTCATAAATGTTCATCCAATTCCTGTAAATGAAATCGAAAGAGAAGAAGGATATGACCCAAACGATCCATTCGCTGTCAGATTTAGATGGGTAAATGAGAGCAATCAGATCCTTGAAAATTGGCAAGTTATTCATTTTCGATTGCTTGGAAATGATACGTTTCTTCCATATGGATCTTCTGTCTTAGAAAGTGCTCGACGTATCTGGAGACAATTAATAATGGCAGAAGATGCCATGTTAGTTTATCGTGTAATTCGTGCACCTGAAAGAAGAGTGTTCTACATTGATGTTGCCAATACTCCACCAGCTGATGTTCCAAACGTAATGGAACAAGCCAGAGTTACATTGAAAAGTCAAGAAGTTGTTGACAAATCTGCTGGACGCGTAGATTTGCGGTATAACCCTTGGTCCGTTGATATTGATTACTTTTTGGCGGTGCGTGGAACTGAAACTGGAACACGCATTGATACCTTGGCTGGTGGTGCGAACACGACGGCTATTGATGATGTCGAATATATCCAAAGAAAACTTTTTGCTGCCCTTAAGGTTCCAAAGGCTTATTTGGGATTTGAAGAGGCATTGAGTTCAAAATCTAACCTCGCACAGGAGGATATACGTTTTGCGCGATCGATTCAGCAAATTCAGCAAATCATCATTTCAGAATTAAATAAGATTGCTGCCATTCATTTGACTGCCCACGGATATACTGGAGAAGATATTGTTAATTTTAGAATACAGTTATCTAATCCATCGACGATGGCTCAACAACAAAAGCTTGAAGGAATTAGGACCAAGCTTGAAATTTTGGGAACAAGACCTGAAGGAATGCTTACTGAAAAGTGGCTTTATAAAGAAGTTATTGGTTTAACTGATCAGCAAATTGAGCAAATGTTTGAGGATCAAGCTGAAGAACTCATAAGAAGAGCGAAGATGGAACAAATTTCTACTGGTGCAGCCGAAGGTGGAGAAGGCGGCGGAGGTCTTGGTGGTGGTGACTTTGGTGGAGGCGGTGGTGGTTTGGACTTTGATATTCCTGAAGAGGGTGGAGAAGGCGGAGACGAAGAGGAAGCACCTGAAATTGGTGCAGAAGAAGACGAAGAGGATCTTTTTGCACATGACAAAGCGGTCGGTCCATTAATCACCGACGATGAAGATGAGATTATCGAAGCAGATTATGATGAAAAAGACGAATATAAGCCTGTTCATCAACAGAATCAATTATCTAGATATAAGCACAATAATTTAAGACCAAGTCGGACTAAGAGTCCTGGGTCCAAGGGCATGAAAGTTCCGAACCCTAATGATGCATTGGATGTAAAGGATCGTCATTATGGAGACATGTTTGCGAAGAAATTCCGCAAAGGAAACACATTTAAATTATCGGATGCGATAGATAGACAAATATCTGCTATTGAAGATTCTGAAAATATTAGGACAAGATTGAGCAATGATCTAAAGCAGACTATAGAATCAATTACAAAAAGCATAAGTATAAATGATGGTTCAAATCTAATGGCGCCCAAAATTGTAAAAAAGGCTAAGAGTGTTAAAGATGTTATCTCAGAAATTGTTGATGAAGAAATAGATGGAATTTATGAAATAAAAGAGAGCGATAGCGATAATGACAAGACATAATAAAAAAAGAAATACTGGACTAATATACGAATTTCTTGTCCGCACTGTTTCAGACAGCCTTATTGAAGGAAATGATAAGCGAAGAGATACTGCTTTAAATATATTAAGAACAAACTTCAAAAGAAACACAGAACTTTATAAAGAATTTCGTTTGTTTCATTCATTGGTGGCGACAACAGTTAAGAATGAGTCTGTGGCCGATAAAATTATTAATGCTGCCAAACAAGAATCTAAAAATTATAATGATGAAAAATTAGATTATGAAAAATCGCTTCTTATTAGGAGCATTAATCACAACCTAAGTAAGAAGGTTTTTTACGATAGAAGAATTCCTGAATATAAAATCTATGCAACGATTCAATCACTTCTCAATGAATGGAGAGTCAGTTCAAGCGATATTGTTCAGGTTGCGCAATACGAAGAACAATTGAAAGAATGGCTGTTATCTGAAAAAATAATTCCAACTTTAGATGAGGAAGCGATTAGTGCTGCCGATCCATTAGTTGAAAAGCTTATGATTAAAAAGCTGAACGATAAGTATTATAACAATTTATCAGAAGAACAAATTAAATTAATTAAAACATATGTTTTTTCACAAGAATCAGACGAGAATAGGGAAAGACTTCATGAACATATATCTTTGATCAAAAAAGACACACTTGAGAAGATCGATGTTTATTTGAGCGAAAACAAAGGGAAGAATAAATATGTCGAGGAAAAACTATCTAAGGCCAAGGATTTAATTTTGGCAGAAAATATTGAAGATATTACCGACAGTACTGTTGAGAAGTTTCTTGATGTAACCAAATTAAAAGAAGAAATAGCATAAGGAAATAAAATGAAATTACTTGACGAATATAATCGCTTTGATTACAAAGTGGAAGTTATAAAAGAGATTACAACAACTGGTAAAGAGAGTGATGCTGTGTATCTTAAGGGCATCATACAGAGAGCAGATACTGTTAATCAAAATGGAAGAATCTATCCAAAAGATATTTTAGAAAAAGAAGTTAGAAATTATCAGAAACTGATTAGGGAGAAAAGGGCTTATGGTTCTTTGGACCATACCGACAGTTCTGTTATTGAATTTCAAACAGTAAGTCATGCTATGACTGAAGTTTATATGGACGATAAAGGAATTGTTTTTGGAACATTAAAGATTTTGCCTTTGGATCCGCATGGCACCAACGTTATTAAGTTGGTTGAGGCAGGAATGACAATTGGCATATCTTCCCGCGGAGTTGGTTCAACGGAACGAGATCCAAATGGATATAATGTTGTACAAAATGATTTTCAATTGATCTGTTGGGATCTAGTTACAGAACCATCGACTCCAGGAGCTTTTGTTATGAAAGAAGGACGAGAGATTACATCTCTCGATCTTAAAGAGATTAATAGTTTCTTCAATAAGTCTGATAGAATTGATAGAGTTTTAAATGACATTTTATTGTGGTAGATAAAAAGCGAAATTATAAATTTTGGACTAATAAAGAAATTGAATTATTGAAAAATAACTTTCGGAGTTCCAATGTGGAACTCATGAGTATATTCCCAGATAAAACTTTCGAATCAATAAAAAGAGCAAAGTCAAGATATAAATTAACTCAAACTCATGATTGGACAGATGGTGAGATAGATTTTCTTAAGGAAAATTATTTTCAAATATCTAAAGCAGATCTTGTTAGTGGTCTTGGCAAACATCCTCAAAGCATCGTTAAGAAAATTAATGAATTTGGTTTAGATAGTATTGATTATAAAAGGGATGGATATTATTCTCATAATATAAATTCATTTGAAAGTAAGGAAGATCTGACTGTTTGTTATTGGGCTGGGTTTTTAGTTGCTGATGGATGCAATGTTAATAACAAAGCTTTAAAATTATCATTATCTCAAAAAGATATTGAACACCTTTATAGATTTGTTAAATTTATCAATTATGATGGACAAATTGTTGGAAATAAAAAAGGAAATAAGATAAAGAAGAACGGAGAATATTTTAGATATTGTTCTGTGTGGGTAAGTAATGCTAAAGAAATGTGTTCTCAATTATCAAAAAATTTTGGCTTTGTTCCTAGAAAGACGCATAAATTAGAATTTCCATTATTTGACAATTTGAAACAAAAATTAGCATTTATAGCCGGATACATTGATGGAGATGGATATATTAGTTTGACTAAAAATAAAAAGTATTTATTTTGTGGAATAAATGGAACGGAAAAATTTTTAGATGAAATTAAAAATATATTTGATGAATTGTTTTTACCTAAGAAGGGCAAGAGATTAGCGAATGTTAGTAAGGAGAAGGGAATTTACAGATATTCCATAAAGGGATATCGTGCTTATTCTTTAATTAAAACAATAAATTGTATGGATTTGCCTTTACTTAAAAGAAAATGGGACAAAATCAATTTGTTATATTTGTGATAGCATATTTACTAATATGAATTTAAATATTACTATTGATATGAAGAGGGGAATATAATGGGATTAAGACCACCAGTACCTGGAGTACAAAGCGTACCTGAATACATGGTTAGTGGAACACCATGGGTAACGGGCTCATTAGCTGTTAGTGGATTAGTAAGAATTTCATTTCCAGCAGTTACTAAATTTTTTGTTGTGAAGCCTACGGTAGGAACTGTTACATTCGGGTTTACTGAAGATGGAGTCACAACTGGAGATCATGCGTTTACTGTCGTAAGCACAGATATACCTTTTGAAATTAATATAAAGATTCGGGATTTATGGATGTCTGGAACTGCTGCAACCGTTGATGTATTGGCAGGACTAACTTCCATTCCTCGTTCTAATTATCCACACCTAACAGGTTCTGATCCTGCGCCATCTGGTTCTCAATTCTTGCCTGGAGTTTAATTAATGAATTTAGATCAATTAAAAAATCTTTTTAAAGAATGGTTACTGGAATCTGTAGCGGAAGATGAAGAAGTAAAAGCTTTGGTTTTGGAAATTATAATGAATAATTCTGAGACAATTATGGAAGGCATAGTTACTAAAAATATGCCTAAGGAACCTAGTAAGCCTGAGTTGTATGATAGGTTACTTTTGATATCTCAAGGTAAAGAAAATCCTTTCAAGTATGAGGGAAATAAAATTGAAGTTCCAAATCACGGATTAGGATTTAAGAGCAAAAAGAAAATAGAAGAATGGACCAATAAGGCTTACAGTAAGTTGGGTGGCAGTTGGATTAGGCAGCAAGTTATTGCAGAGTCCTCACCAGACACGCTAACATTTTTTCAAGACATATTTGGGGGAAGCTCTGCACAAAATCAAAGTCGCTCTCAATCAACTCAGAGCCATCCTGACGATGACAAGGTTATTAAAAAAGCTTTAGAAGAAAAAGGCCAGACTCACATGATGTTAGAAGACGGTTCAAGAATGGACATAACGTCTTTATTATTAGATACTGCTAAAACGACTTTTCGGAAACAGCCCTTGAGTCATGATTCTCAGGGATCGCAACCTGCTGACATGGCTGCATCCATTGTGGCCGAAAAAACACCAGAGGAAATGTTTGGCACGGACATGGCGGGCGGCGGCTGGGCCAAATTAGCATTCCAAACTTCCAAGAATTAGAAAATAAGTATATATTTATAAATAAGGCAAACAAGCCCAAGGAGATTTAATATGGCTAAAAAGATGGCAATAAAGGAGCTTATGGCTCTCATCAAAGAAGAAACCGACAAAGTTGACAAAGAATTAGCTAAGGCAGCTAAAGACACTGACGAAGTTGAAGCTGACGAATATGCTGACACACTTGTGCATCAGGTTGATTACGAAAAGGCATTGGGAATTAAACCAAAACTTGAAAGTGTTATTGCAAAAGAGAATAAGGCTATGAGAATGGTGATGGCTTTGAGGAAACAGCGTAAAGCCTTGCAGGAAAAGCTTCAAAAAAAGCAAATTCAGAATGAAAATTCTAGATTAAAAGCAACAATTTCTAAGTTGGTAGCAAAAAAATAATAGGCATTTTTTTAGATAGTCTATTATTTATAGTTTAAGGAAAACAAGATGGCAACTAACACAGTAGAAACACCAACAGAGCGAGATTTAGGTAAGTCTGGCACAACGTCACTGGCACAACAATTTCCCGCGACGCCAACAGACTTTGTTCCATCTGAATTTATTTATACATTTTTGGATGGGATAGTTTCGGACAACCCAGTACTTGGATCATTTAATATGGATTATGGTGAGGCACCAGATCTAAATGAAATAAATGATCCTGGAATTATTGGGCTGGTGCCGAATCCAACGCCGCCAGGTCCAGGTGATGTAAATCCTGCCAACAAGGGCAAGCCACCTGATGATTATCCACCAAAATCGTCTGGTTTCGGAGATTCAACATCACCTTCTGAAACATCGAAAAAAATTGCAAGTCAAAAATTTGATTTGCTCGTCTTGGGCAAGTCTTCATCTGAATAATAAAATATAAAATATTCATAAAGCCTAGTTATGCTAGGCTTTTTTATTTAATAATCATAATTACTAATATGAAGAAGCTTCGAGAGCTGCTTAATACATATTATCATGCTCCAAACCCAGATGCCAATAGTGGTGGAGGTTATGGAAAAGCGACCAATCATAAGATGGTTCCTCGCCCATCGGCTAGTGGATTTCCTTATGACATGTATGAATTGCCCGATGAAGATGAAGAATTTGAATTTGACAATCCAAATCTTCAAAAAAGATTTGCAAATAAAATAGGAAAATATTCTGGGTCGAAGCCCGATTATGTTTCAAGGCCAAAGGATCCTTTTTCATATTTTGATGATGCGACCGTTGGATTGACTGGTGAAAATGTTACTAGAGAAACTATGGATGACTCAGGTTTAACATCTCTAGAATATAAAAAATTATTTTGGGAAAAATTATCTATCCATCAAAAAAAATATATTACTAATATAAAAAAGAAAATAGATTTTTATGATAGAAAATCTGAAGAAGCTTATATTGATGGAGATTATGATGTTGCTGAAAGTTATGATGCAATTTATGATGATTTATCTGAAAAATTAGATTCAATTTTATCTGAATTAGAAGAGGATTTCGATATTAGTCAAGATAAGGAAGATTGGACTCGTGATTCTGAAAACATACCTAGTCTAGAAGAAGAATTTTCTATATTATATCACCAATTTCTACAAGGGAAAAAAGGATATTATTCTCACTTCCAGAGCGAAAACTCTTTAGCTGGAGCTTTAAGAGATGTTTTAGATGGATATAATGGAACTTTTTTAGGGGCATCGGATGAACAAATTATTGATGCGGCTAAAGATGCTTACGAGCATAAAATAAAAAGATTGAAAAAATTAAAAAAAGAAAATAAAATAAGAGAATTTGTTAGATCTTATTTAAATGAATCGGATTTAGGAGAGAGTTCTTTAATTCGATTGAGAAGTAGATCTTCTGAGCCAGATGGAGCTGTAAATCAATTTGGATTAAGTATTCCAGGAGGAACTCAATTTGGTTGGAGTTCTGCTTACCCGTTCAAGGATAGAGAGAGTTATCAGCCAGTTATGTCGTTAAAGGACATGATGGCAAAAAGAGAGAGACATACTGATCGAAGTCCAGATTTGGAACCTGAAGAACCAAAAGATTGGCAAAAAGCAATTGGGGATGAGAATTACGAAGAGGAGCAAATAGGTATTTATAACAAATTACTATCTGCTTCTGATACCGATCATTATAATAAATGAGGCAGTTAGAAAGTATTTATATAATTAGATACTATTTATTTTCGAGATTAAAGGGTTATTATTCGTGTCAAGACTACATAAAGATGCATTAGCAGACGCTAAAAAACTCAGAGAAATTGCTGAAACAAACGCAAAGAAAGCAATCATGGAAGAATTAACTCCAAGAGTTAAGCAATTGATTGAGAGAGAGCTTTTGGCTGAAGGCAAAGATGAAGACGATGATGACAAAGATGATGATGAAAAAGACATCATGTTTGATTCTTCTGTAAAAGAAGAAAAAATTAAAATAACTGAGCCTCTAACGGAATCTGAAGAAGAAGAAGTTGAACTTACCAAAGAATCAATCGAAGCATTAGCAAAAATGGCTGGTGTTCGTGCTGAAAATTATGGCGTTCGTGCTTTGAGGATTTCTGAGAAATTAGAAGAGCTTCACAATAAGGGAATGGATAACAATTCTTATTGTGAAAAAATCAATCAAGTTAGAGCAACAATTGAAAAAACGTATAAGGGACTACAAGAAGATGTAAAGAAAAACATCATTCCCAAAGAGACTTCACAGCTTATTGAAAATAAGTTGGAAGAATTATATACGGTAGCGAATAATCTTTACATTCCAGTTAAATTATCAATAGTTGAGAGGAAAGTTGCTGGACTTTCCAAAAAATATCGTCAGTTTACAACACTTTCTGAAGGATATGATTTATCTCAATCGAAAACAGTTTTTGGAGAAGCTTGTGCAAATATGATTATAAGTGCAAGATTTCTTCGTGAGTCATTAGCCGAGCTACAAAAAATAGCAGAAAATAGCAAGGTAGACAGATATTACAAAAAGGTTAATGTACTTATTAAGGAGATTTATACAATGGCAAAACGCAAACTTACAGAAGACGAGCTTAAGCTTATAATTCGAGGATTAGACACTGATGACCCAGAAGGGTCTGTTTTATCAGCTGACGTAGAACCAGCCGATGAAATGGATATGGATGATGAAATGGGTATGGATGATGACATGGGCATGGATGATGACATGGGAGACGATCTCGGCGACGAGATGGATCTTGAAATGGAAATGCCAATGGAAATGGAACTTGAAGAGGGTCCATTCTCTTCACACGCTAGTACCAGATCAAAATCTCCACGTGGAGACGTTGCAGGCTCAAGAGCCCGGCAAATGCGTAAAGATCAAGCCAGGAGACAACCCGGCCCAGAAGAGGAAGATCCAAATTCTGGAGATACACAAGTAACTATGAAAACTAAAGATATTGGTGAAAATGAAGAAGTGGAAATTTCAGAAGCAATTCTTTCAAAAGAACTTATGAGATTAAAGCATCGTCGAGCTGCCCTTCGTGAAGAGCAAGCTATGCAACACAGTCCCGGTGGCGGACCCGATAAATTTGATAATTTTGGTGGAGCTACAGGCGACGACGGCGAGAAATTTGTTGATGGAGAAGATTTAAATCAATTGGATCCAGTTGGAACAGGTTTTACTGTTGCAGAAAATGAATTAACTGAAGACGAACTTCAGGAATTGCTTGGTGGTTCAGGTTACAGCGCAGGTCGCCGTACATCACGACGTGATCTTGCAGGCTCAAGAGCCCGCGAAATGCGAAAAGGGGCAGAAGATAAGAGAAATGCTCAAGCAAAAAGCGATGAAGATACTGAAGAAGAGCCAAAGCAAGAATCAAGAAGAGTTAATAAAAATGTTCTTAGTGTTGTAAACAAATATAAAGCTGCAGTTTCCGAACTAAATAAGCAGAATATTAAATTGGAAAGCGAACTTCGTAAAAGTAATCTTTTCAATGCAAAACTAATGTACGCAAACAGATTGATGCAGAATGAAAATCTATCCTCAAAGCAGAGAGTCACAATACTTGAAGCATTAGATGGGGCAGAAACTGTACGAGAAGTAAAAAATCTTTACACCAGACTTAGCGAAGTTTTCGGTGGCAAAGAACAAACAAAAAGCAAACTTACCGAGGGCAAGAAAAACGTTCAGAATGTTTTAAATTCTGGCAGTTCTCGCGCAACCAAGTCCGGCTCATCTTTGAATGAAGCCGAACAACAAGAATTTACTCGTTGGGGTAAGTTAGCAGGATTTTTAAACGAGTAAGATAACACTTATTACGAAATTTATAGGAGTATAGAATGTCAACATTCTCATTAGATAAACTAACAGAAGATATTAGATCAAGACACTTGGGCGTCGAAGCAAGACGACTTAGTGAAAAATGGAACCGCACAGGTCTCTTAAAGGGACTTGTGGGCTATGGAAAAGAAAACATGGCAAGATTGCTTGAGAACCAAGCGGCCGAGGTTCTTCGTGAGAGTTCCAGCCTTTCAACAGGCGGAGCAGCGCTCACAAGTTCTGGGCAGGTGCGCGGTTTCTCAAACGTCGCATTCCCCATTGTCCGTCGTGTATTCGGTGGTTTGGTTGCAAATGAGCTAGTCTCAATTCAGCCAATGAGCCTTCCAGCTGGATTGCTCTTCTATCTAGATTACACTTACGGCAGCAATGTCGGTGGAGATGGAACTGATTCCGTGTATACACGTGGTGATTCCATTTATAACAACCCAGTAGGTGCAGGTGTCCGTTCAGGTTCGCTTGCAACTGGTGGACAGTACGATCTTGTGGGTTCTGGATTCACAAAAGTACATTCAGCATCTTTGACCGTAACAGCTTCCAACGATAATGTTGGCGCATTTACGGGTGTAAGTGAAGCATGGGTGTCAGGTACAGCCGTAGATACCAATACAGACTTCACTGGCTCAAATGCTAGATGGGTAATGTTCGATCCTGATCTTCAGGAAAGAGTTGAACAAAATACTTTGGATTATGCTTTCCTTTTCCTTGCTGTCTCTGAACTTCAGAGCGCACTTCCAACTGGAGATATTCAGGAAGTAAAGCAGATTGCCCTTCTTGACCTTGGTGCTGCCCCTGGTGCCGTCCAAGCTTGGGGTGAAACATTCCAAGGTGGTCGTGGTGTTCTTAACCTTCGTCGCCAAAATGAGCGCGGCAATTGGGATGGAACAGCATTCACACCGAATGCACTTGGCGGAGATCATATTAAATTTATTCTTCGTCTTAGTAATGGTGGTGTTCCTCCAACGCTTGCTGATCAGCTTCATGTCTCAATGGCTGTTTCTGATACGCTTGATGTCGGTGGAACTGATGGTGATACCCTCACCATTCCATCTTTCGAGTCAGACTTCGCCATTGATGCTCCATCACCAGCAATCCCTGAGATTGACATCAAGATTGAGCAAATTAGTGTCGTAGCAACTTCTCGTAAGTTGAGAGCACGCTGGTCTCCAGAACTTGCTCAGGATCTTAATGCTTTCCACAGCCTTGATGCCGAGGTCGAGCTTACCAAGATCCTATCCGAGCAGGTTGCTCTTGATATCGACCGTGAAGTTCTTAACGATCTTCTAATGGAAGGTAATGCCGCTAACTATTACTGGAGCCGTGCCCCAGGTAAATTCTTAAATAAGAAAACTGGTGCAGAAGTACAGCTTGCCTCTACTCTCTCAACTGGTCCACAGTTTACGGGTACAGTCCGTGAATGGTATGAGACTCTTGTCGAAATCATCTGCGATGTCGCTAATGAAATCCACAAGAAAACACTTCGTGGATCCGGTAACTTCTGTGTCGTAGGTCCAGACGTAGCAACCATACTTGAACAAAGTTCAATGTATAAAACAAGCTACAAGATCGATGGCTCAGGTCAAGTCAGCACACCAATGACCGTTGGTGCAGAAAATATTGGAACAGTTTCTAATAGATTCACAGTTTACAAAGATCCTTACTTCCCACGCAATAAAGTCCTTGTTGGCTTCAAAGGTGGAAGTTATCTCGAAACTGGCTATGTGTACGCACCCTATGTGCCGCTCATCGTGACTCCAACCATCTTTGCGCAGGAAGATTTCACTCCACGCAAAGGCGTTATGACCAGATACGGTAAGAAAATGGTTAGAAGCGATTTTTATGGAACGGTTACGGTAATTGACTTGAATGTAATCTAGTATAATCTAGATAATTTGGTTGAAACAGACCAACTTTGAAGAAGGGAGAGCATATGCTCTCTCTTTTTTATTTTAAAACTTATTTATTTTTGGTACTCTTTATGTATGGATAATACAAAAATTTGCCATGCATGTCAAGAAGAATTACCGTAACATGTTCCATAAAAATCGCTTCTAACACAAAATTGTTTCATAATGATTTTACAAAGTTGACTTGTTAGTTAGTATTTGATATAGTTTGGTCTGTGAACATTTATAAAAAATGTTTAATATGTGGAGATGAAAGTGAAGACAAAAGAGAGTTTGGAATTCATTTGCAGTTCACGCATTTTATGAAGATTGAAGATTATATTATTCGTTATTATCATGATGGAATAAGACCTTTATGTTTAATCTGTGATTCAGAAACAAGATATAGTCACAAGGATTTTTCTTTTAGGAGGTATTGCATTAATCATGCGAGAGAGGCAATGAAAGAGGGTGGCAAGAAGGGTGGTAAGTCCACGTCTTGGAATAAGGGATTGACAAAAGAGAATGATGAACGAATGAGGTTGCAGGCAGAGAATCAAAAAGGAAAGAACAATTCATTTTATGGAAGATCTCATTCGGAAGAATCTAAGGATAAAATAAGAAATATTAAAAAGATTTCCAAAGAAGATTTTCTGGGTCGAATTGGAATACGGCAAAAAGAATTTATTAATCTTACGGATTATGACGAATATTATTCAAGACAACATCAATATTTGTTATTGAGATGTGTGATTTGCAACTTAGAACAAGGCAAGACATTACAGGCTTTTGAGAGAGGTTCTTTATGCTCGCAATGTTTTCCTAATGCATCAATATCTCAAGTTGAAATATTAGAATTCATAAAGAAATTAGGTTTTCGGGTTATCTCTGGAGATAGAAGTATCATATCTCCATATGAATTGGATTTATACATCCCAGACAAGGATTTGGCGATTGAATATAATAGCCTATATTATCATAGAGAGGATGGACCGCCAGGTTATGATAAAAAGTATCATAAAAACAAGACCATTCTTTGCAAGGACAAAGGAATTAGATTGCTTCATATATTTGGTGATGAATGGTCCAACAAGAAAGAGATTATAAAGTCTATGATTAAAAATAGATTGGGAGTTGCTGATATTAAAATTGGAGCAAGAAGTTGTTCAATAATTGAGATAGATAAGAAGGTTGCCAAGAAGTTTTTTGAAGAGAACCATATTGACGGATATGGTAGAAATAGGATATGTTTTGGTTTGGTTTATAATGGTGAGCTTGTATGTGGTATAGCTTTGAGAATTCCCATGATAAGAAACAAGTATAAGGGAAAAATTGAAATTGGAAGATTTGTTTCCAAGAGGGGATATTTGGTTATGGGTGGATTTTCTAAATTATTGAAAAAGTGCATTTCTTGGTCAAGTGATGGTGGATTTGCTGGAATAATAACTTATGCCGATTTGAGATTTGGTGAAGGAAAAGTCTATTTGAGTAATGGATTTGACTTTATTAGGGACACTGGTTTGAATTATTGGTATACTGACGATGTGGTTCGCTATGATCGTTTTAGATTCAGAGCCCAGAGTGGAAAATCAGAGAAAGAAGTTGCGCAGGAAAATAAGGTATATCGAATATACGGATGCGGGAATTATTTATATGAATACAAATTTAACAATGAATGAAATATGATTTGGCAATGAAACGAATTTGGAATTGGTTATCTTACAATTGGATATTATACATATTGACCATAATTGGTGTTGCTCTTATGCCAATTGTTGTGGCAATACTATATGTTAAATTTCTGGCTCCGGGTTGGGAAAATACCACAATTTTGGAAATTTTAGGATATTGAACCATATGAATGAAACAAAAATAACAAATCTTCCCAAGAGCTGCGCCAAACTCATAAAGCCCTACATCAAGCAAAAAATAATGGGACCTTTATATTATTCAACTGTGCAGAGATGCATTGATGAAGATACAATCATTTGTTCTTATGAAGAAGATGAATTGGTTTCTTTTCTTTTGTGGAAGAGATATAAGACTAGCTCTGGGGTTCTTCTTGATAAAATGGCGGTTCGTGAGAGCAAGACAGGAAATGGTCTTGGATTGATGATGTTAGATAAATTGAAAGAGATTGCTAAAAAGGAAGGCAGAAGCATAAAGTTAAGAGTTGCTAAAGTCAATGAATTAGGAATCAAATTCTATTTGAATAATGGATTCAGATATTTGCCAGAAGAAGAAAAAGATATTGTATTTACAATGATATTTGATGAAGGATTATTATGATCAGTCAACATGAAAATGAAAAATCAAAAACTCAATATGAAGATATTCTTAAGCGAAACAGCAAAGAGAAAAATCTTTCTAAAAATAATTTAGATTCATCGAGATATGGAACAGATTATATTGTTCATTGGAATGATGTACCATTAACGGTATCTAATATTTTTTTGATGTCTCTTGATGATAAAAAGAAAGTTGCTCAGTATCTTTTCAATTATTTTAGAGAAGGAGGTTTTCCGTATCCAAAGTACCCAGATGAAGATCTCAAGAAAGATTGGGATAAATTAAAAAAATATGAAGTTTCATCACTAATTCAAGATGACATCATTAGTTGTGGAGCAACTACGGGAAATAAGATTTTCAAGCATTTTTCTCCTCAATTTTACGACGTAAAAGAAAGTGGAAGCAAAAGCAGATCACCGATTGAGGTATTTGATAATGATATTCTTCTTATGAAGGTTATTGAGAATCGTCTCGGAATTACATTTTATTATCGTGGGGTTTCTCACCCATTTACAATTACAGGAAATATGTTTCGTCAAGGTATTCGATCTATGCGTTTGGCGCCTCAGACATCAAATTTTCGACCAACTGTTGCTAAACTTATTTATGAGAAATATGCACCAGAGAATGGAAAGATTTTTGATTATTCTTCAGGATTTAATCAGAGACTTCTTGGAGCAATGGCTTCTTCCAAGAATCTTACGTATGTTGGTGTTGATCCGTGGGGAACGACCATTGACCAAGGAAATAAATTAATTAAGCATTTTGGGTTTGAAGATAGGGCGAAACTTCATAATATGGGATCTGAGGATTTTTGTCCAGAGGATTTAATTGAATCTTTTGATTTGGCATTTTCTAGTCCGCCATACCATGAGAAGGAGAAATATACAGATGAGGCTTCTCAGGCGTATTCAAAGGGGTATGAGAGTTTTTTAAATGATTATTGGACGAGGACGGTTCAGAATGTGGGAAGGCTCCTGAAGCCTTCTGGACGCTTTGTGCTCAATATTTCAGATAAACATAAAGAGCTTGAAATCAAAAAAGACATGGTATCGATTATTGAATCAAATGGATTTCATCTTAGTGAAACTTTGTTCATGAAATTTTCAAAGAGTCATTTAAGTAAAAAGGTTGGGACGGAGAATTTAACGAAACTTGAACCAATTTTAGTTTTTGAAAAAACTTTATTAGGAGAATGATGATCATCGCTGTTTCTATTTTATTATATTTTATTATTGGAATTTATGTTTCTGGTCGTTTTATTGCAATCTGGGAACCTATAAATTCCTAATGATAGAGGTCTAGCAAAAGTTGGTGCTTGTTTGTTATGGCCAGTACTATCAATTATTGTAGGTATCAATCACCTATTTTATTTTGCTTATTCTGGTCAAATAAAAAGATTAAAAAAAGAAAAAGAAAGATCTGCGATTAGGGCTAAAATTGAGAAACAAATAGAAGAGGAACTTAAGTGATTAGATTGATGGAAGATTTTATAGAAAAAATGTTAATAATTATTTTAATCCTTATTCCGATTTTTTTTCTGTGTATGTTGAATATTTTATATTTTTTATTTATGTAAATGGTACAATATTGACATTATATATATTATAGTTTACGCATGCGAATATTATCCATTACGAATGAAGAAGAAGATTTAAAGGAAGGAAATCGCCTTGTTTTAAAGTGGGATAGAACTGGATTGTTGAAAG